AAAAAAACGTAAAGCTATTTGATAGCTCCAAACCACGCATAACAAACTCGTACCTATGCAATTATTATGAAAAAATATTAAAAAGGTAGGAAAGAATTTGGTTACTGCGTATAATGTGGTTTAAACATTATTTGACAATAAAATTTGTATTATGAAAAAGTAAATTGAAATAAAAAAATATTAAAAAGGAGATCACATCGTACAAATTATGTTATGCGCAGTTTGGAACTATCAAACGTGTTGACAGTTATATAGACCCGCTAAAAGCTACATACAGATGATAGTATCAGTGTAGAGGCTTTCCTTTCGTAAATTTCCGTAAGTAGCTTGTTACACGGGACAAGGTGTATGTAAATAGTAGATTAAATAAATTTTTCTTATGTCCCTCAATGTGCAGCTCTTAACGGGCCTATAGTATTTTAGAAGAAATCTTCTAATTGGTTTTCTGGTAGTCCGCGGAAATGTTTTACATAAGTAACCAGATCATTCTTAGTAAACATCTTGTTAACAGTTGCGTGTGCTACACGGTCATCATATGAACATAAAGCACATTCGCCTTCTTTAGGTCCAACGCCTAAATCCAAAGTAACAAACGACACGAAATATTTGTCGTTGATTCCATAAATCCATTGATCACGGTATTTGTCATGAATGCGATGATATGGATCTTTACGATCTATCTGCGTCGGTCTAGTGTGATACTTTATCGTCAATTTTACCATCCTCCAAATCAATCATTCGGTTTTCCAATTCGTCAATATCTTTATTGAAACGGTCAATCGATCTCTCAATACGCTCCATACGTTCTTCCTCCATTTGATGCTCCTTCAGTGTCTGAGGAATCAAATATGTGAGTGCAAGTACAACACAGATGCCAAGCGTAATAATTGACACATTATAACCTTTGTTGTGTTCATTTTTCATTCTTAACTTTTTCCACCTCGTATTTCATTTTGTAATATTCAGCAGCTTTGTCTCGCGTTTCCCAACGCTTCTTATACATTTCGATCTGCTGGTCTCGAGATTCAACTTTATGCTCGTAGCGATAAGTGAACGCGAACAATATGCCAAGAAAGCAAAGCCATGTAAGCAGCTTAGTCGCATACTCAATTGTCTTATCTTTCTTACGCATATCCTCAATAATTAACTCAATTGAAAAATTATCCATTTTTCCCTCCTTGGCAAAAAGAAAAGATGTTAGTTAATCTAACATCTAATATCCTTCGTTCTTTAATTTTCTGAGAACTTTCTGTACAACATCTAAACGCTCACGATGTGGACCCTCGTCTGCAATCATGTATCCCTGTTTGATGAGTTTCTCAATATGAGCTTCCTCCAACACGGCATAACCAGCCAAACAGTAAAATCCAATAAATCGTAGTGCTTTCCGTAACATAATAGTTACCTCCTTTAAATTATTTCTTCATTATATGACTTGTAATTTCTGCGGAGGCATACCTTCCCAGCAGTCCTCTAAAGGAGCGCCAACCGGTACTGACAATAATTTGTACTTCTTGCGGATTGCATTGATCTTTCTATAGATCTCGCGAATTCGCCATCTTGACCAATCCTCTGGTCTAAATGTCCATCGAATTCCATTCCACCGATGAACTTTACCATTGATAGTATCATAATATATATTAGTGATATCAAACAATAAGTAAATCATATCCATATCGCTTAAGTTTTCGTATTTTCGAATTGCCATTCTCTATTCTCCCTTTCTCTTTTTGACAAAAAATAAAAGCTGAGTGTAAACCCAACTTTTATTTATCAGAATTGTTTGTAAGTGTTGAAACACCTGCTGCAATAATAACGACTCCACCAATTAAAATCGTTCCGTTGATTACCCCTCGAGCGCAACCCTTTAGAAATGCTGTTGCAACATTATCTTTTATGGTTAACTCAAGTGGTGTACCTTCGTAACGAAATAATCCTGCGAATCCTTTATTTAAATCGAACATAGTGTTGTTCCTCCTTTTAATTATTTCTTCATTATACACTATGTAATTTCTGCGGATTATTTCTTTTTGAATAGTTTCTTAATAATATCAATAAGTCCTATTTTAGGAACATCTCGTTCGATATAGATCTTCTTAATATCTTCAAATTTCTTGTTGTCCATAATATCCTCCTAATAAACTTTAGCAATATCGTATAAACGATCTTCTCCAAAATATGTACCCTTGTCATTGATACTTAGACAGGGCATGTCTTCTACTGGCGTATTGTTGTCCAACAGATCTCCAATAGTATCAACATATGCTCTTACAGCCATCGTTAGATTAGGCGCATCACGTTTATTGATCCATGCTGTACGAGCCGTAAGTCCCGCATGAGGATTTGCCGTGTGGATGTATAGTCCATCAAAATATGACTTGTCAGGATCTACATTACCATGCACAACAATATTCTCATCGTTGACTTGCATATTAATATACAACTCGACAACATCCAGTTTTGGTTTATATGAGCCGCGAATAAACTTGTATTTTATTGAGTATACTTGCGGCACACGTTTGACTTCACCTCGTGGTTTGCGACGAGGACTTTTCTTTCTAGTCTTGCTTACTGCCATGACTACCTCCTTAATATGAAATTCGAAAAAAAAGAATAGTCTGAGAATCGAACGCAGATCTCCGGATTATACCGGGCTCTTCCTCTTGAGCTAATCTATTCCTTTCATTATAACACGTGTAATTTCTGCGAAAAAAAGAAAGGGACTTGTGTCCCCGCCGATTATAATGATTTATAGAAATTAACCAGTTCTTCAGAATCTTTCTCAACTTCCATACATCGTTGAGTGATTCGATCACAAAGTTCCTTAACTTCTGTTTCATCAATATCAGTGACGGGCGCAAATCCCATTTCTGTATTTGTAGAAATATTTTCCATTGTGCTCCATGTATCATATACTTTGTAACTACGTGTAAACACTTCTTCGTAAGTAACGCAATCTAATAAAGTTTTGAGTTCGTTTTTTAATCGTTTATAAAGATTTAGATAATAATCTTTAACATATAGATTAACAGCACTATGCGCTAATCCAATATCAATTAATTTACCTAACATCTTTTCTAACTCATAATCTTCGTACATCAAAGCTAATTTGATCATGTTTTCTTGATTTAGTGTAAGTTGTTGTTTTTCAGTCATGATAATGACCCTCCTATATTTTATTTCATTATAGGATATGTAAAAACTGCGAAAATAAAAGGGAGCCATGTAGGCTCCGCAGTGGTTACAGATATGATCGCTTAGCCGCAAAGCCAGCAGCATACTTAGCTTTGTTGTAGTTCTTCTTGGCGAATCTAGTTGCTCCCTTGGCAGCTCCTTTAGCGAATTTCTTCATTGCTGCTACTTGCTCAGGGTGAGTGGTCTTCATGATATTGTATTGCGCCACAGCACCCGCAGATAGTCCCGCAGCACTACCAGCTACTTTCTTGATTGTTTTATTACGATCCAAACGAAGAAGTGCTTTTTGGTTCATATCCGTCAAGTCTTTATTTTTGTTAATAAGTTCTCGACGTTTAGGATCGCTCTTCTTCATGCCAGCAATTTTCTTCTCATTGGCACGTTTCATTCTATTACGAGCAGCAAGGTTTTTCTTGATTCGACCAGAGAATTGACCAATTTTTGGATTAGAATTCTTGCGAACGCCCCACTTCATTCCCTTAGTACCAAAATGAAGCAGCACATCGTCCATAGAATCGGTATGAATAAGCTTATTGGATTCAATAATTAACATTATTTACCTCCCATACCTTTGTATCTAGCGGCATAAGTAAGTCCTCGTTTCGTATGACCAACAATTACCGCGTTTGTATTCGTCCGGTCAAATACATAATTGCCTGAACGTTTAGCCATAGAAGTAGATTTGTCAAACTCGCGAACTGCTTTATACTTCATTTTAGCTCGTTTTGTACGAATATCGCCTTTACCATATTTGGATTTGGCATCGTCATATTTCTTCTTATAATCGAAAGTGTCCTTAAAATCTTTACTTGCGATTTCTTTACGAGCGTCTTTCAAAGAAATACCCTTCTTATTAGATAAGATTTTGGCTTTAGCTTTATCCAATTTATTATGGTTATGGATACGAATTGCTTGAGCGTCAGCTACGCCCAATGTAAGAGCACTAGCTAGTTCGTCTTTCATCTCGTTACCAAAGCCATCTTTAACACGATTCTTGAGTTTATTTACTTTCTTTTGGGCTCGCAAAGCACCTCGGTTAGAGATAACTCGACGTTGTCCCCATTTCATACCTTTGACCCCAAAGTGAAGTAATACATCATCCATATTATCAGTATGGATTAATTCGTCATTGTGAATAATAATCATAATTTCCCAGCCATATCCTCAGCGTCGTCTAGATAGTTGTCATCAATCCATTGAGCAGATTGAGGCGAACCGATACGAGAATATCCGTCCACTTTCTCATAGACACGCACACGAGAACCTTTCTTGAATAATTCTTTTTCTTCAGCACCAGCGAATGGTTGAGCTTCGACCCAGTAGTCCTCTGTGATAGTCGCTTCGTAATATGGTTGTTCGCTTGATGGTAAGTGTGTACCAACATTCAACTCATGTTCAAATGTATTCTCAGCGATCTCAATTTGAGGAGGGTTAGGGACGCGAGATCCACCGTTGTAACGATAGAAGTAGAAATATGGTTGACCGTTATAGCCCCAGATCTCATCGTGGTTATTACGAGTGATACCATTATATCCATAGTTACAATGGATAATAGTTCCTTCTGAGTCTAGGAAAATACCTGTGTGACCAAATGCCCCAGCAGAGTATCCTTTTTGACCCCAAATGAAAATATCACCAGCTTGTACGTCAGCTTCTTGGTTCTCTGCCAACAGCACCCAGCCATTTTGCAACAACCAATCATGCATTGTCTCAGTTGAGCAAGGCCAAGGTAGAGTACTCATACCACCGGCTACACCAGCGTAGTACATTGATGATGAACAGTCGAACGAGTCTGGGCCCGTACGACGTTCCATAGAATATGTTACTTTTCCTTCACGAGCTAGCATCCAAGCCAGCATTGCGGATGGGTTTACTACCATTTAGTTACCTCCAGCTTCTTTCTTAAAGTCGTTCGGGTTGAGGTGAACGACGTCTTGCCACTTTAAAATTTCTACGATCCCGTTCTTGTGGTAATCTGAGAACAGTTTGTAGATATCTGTGGTATCTTTAGGAATTGTGAGAGCTTTATTCACAGTAACCATAGCAAAGTCACCTTCCCAACCCTCAGGTTCATAATTAGGAATATGAAGTTTGATTTGAGATCCTGGGAAATATGATTCACCAAGCTCGCCTTCTTTAAGGTATTGGATAAGAGTTGCAAATTGGTTATCGTAAATAAATGGAGAGCGCAAATTGACATCTAGTAAAGTAGATATCAAAGTGTGCTCATTACGGTGTTGAAGATCTTGGATAAGATATTTACCAATTTCTTCGTCAGTTTGTTGCTTCATATCTTCTGTTAGGACATAAGGATATTCGTAGCGGAAATATGGATTGTTATCCACAACCGCTACTTTAGTCCCTTCTTCATCTTCGAAGCGTTCTAGTTTAAACATAAATTAACCTCGTTATCTAGTAATTTGGTCTGGCCACGGATCGTCCGTGGTATAAATCATAGTTGTAAATCGAATATCTCCAATATCACGATCTGTTGGTACGTCGTTCAGGAATTGCAAGCGCACTTGTCTCGAATCTGTCACACCGCCAATGTAGAATGTACCGTAAGGAACACCTTTATCGTTTGTCATATTTCCCAGTTTAGAACCTGTAGGGACAAACCCTTCTTTAAGACCTCCTTGAGGAATGATGGTTACAAATTTGTTACGGTCTGATGGGTGGTCGGCATATCCAGCAGCTCCTCTTCGTTTGATACCAAACCAACCCCAAGACAACCCACCCCAAGTGAGTTCAACAGTGGAGTTGATACGACGGAATGTCAATACTGCACCGTTTAGAGGAGAACCCGTCATCGGTAATTTAACATTTTCAGTATCACCGTATAAGACACGCCAACAATTTCGTGCTTGATTACGATCCGCATTCTCAGCATACATCTGAGTCTTGATCCATTTAAGGGCACCGTTTTTACGTAGTTTGTCGACGTATACAGATCCGATTGGGATATTCTTAAGAGTATTTATATTATCACCATCATAAGGATAATCGTTGCCAAATACAGTATCCACATCATTACCAGCAACGATAGTAGTACCGCCACCAGATCCTATATTTACTGCTTTGATAGCCTCAGTCATAGATGACCGAGTGACAAATGGATCTCCGCCATTACGTAATTTATTATCAACCACTTCGTCAATACCAAGTGCCAAGTGTTGGTTCTTGATAGTTGTTGTCATTTGGGTTACAAGATTTTCGTAAGTTGGGAAAATAGAATACAAGTCGTTTATTTTCTTGTATTCTGATGGGATTTCTACCGTAGGAGCAGGCTTGTTTTCGAGAGTTGTTACACGATCATCAACGTCACTAACTTGAGATTGTAGACCTGTAAGGTCACCTTTAACTTGGTTAAGCTCTGGTTTAGTAGCGAAGTTAGTTGTGTCAATAGTGGCGGCTTCTCCCGGAGGTCCTGCAGGACCGGCTGGTCCAACAGGGCCTGGTTGACCATCTTCACCTTTAGGGCCACGCTCACCAGTTTCTCCTTTGTCGCCTTTGGGGCCTGGAGGTCCAGGAGGACCTTGGATACCTTGTTCACCTTGAGGGCCTGGTTGACCATCTTCTCCTTTAGGTCCAGGAGTACCGGCGCCACCAGTACCTTGTGATTTAAGAGCCAGAATTTCATCCTCGGTATTTTTGGTACGCTTAGATATATTATCAATATTAGTTCGAATAACTCTGATTTCAGATGCAGTAGGAGTATCCGCTCTAACCGAAATAAGTGGGTTATGACCCTTATATAATACTCGGTTACCATCGATATCTTCATCAACTCGCAAATCACTATTCTTAAGGAAATCATCAAGTTTCCCAGCAGTTACAATATCATTCCAAATAGTTGCGACATAAGCGTCGTCCTTCTTGAGAATGGTAGTAATATCCTGAGAAGTCAAAGTATCCTTCAGCGTCTTCAGGATCGCCTCAGAAATACTTGCAGATAACTTCTGCTCAATTCCTTCTAATTTGGTGTTGATACCAGAAATGCCAGTAGTATTTTCCTCAATCTTAGCATTCAATTCTGTCTTGACAGTGTCGGCGTATCCATGAGTATCCACCCCAGCAATAGCTCGTTGGACAATAGGATTGATGAATTCCTCAGATTGGAGTTTAGTGTTAATCGCAGATGTCACACTATCTACGATTGTTTGACGTTCCGCAGTGAATTTAGTCTCAACCAATCCTGTCAGATCCAATTTAAGCTGAGGAATATCGACAGCATTAATAATCTCGGCCTTAATTTGCTCTGTTTTAGTTGTAAACTCACTTAAGATATTCGTCTTAATTGTATCCACGTCAATACCAGCAACTTTAGATTCGACGGCTTGAATCTTAGCATCCTGATTTTGCACAGATTTTGATTGTTCTTCTTTGATCGCATCGACCTTGGCTGTTACAGCCGTAAGAACATCATTCTGGATCTTATTGGTATCGATAGACTTGATCACACGATTGAAAATGTCATTCTTAAGAGCGACAGTGTCAATTTCAACACCATCTTTACCTGTTAGTCCAGATTTGGCAATAACTTTGTCAATGACGCTTCGCAAGAAATCAGTATTAACTACATCGGATCCCACCTCGACGTAAATATCACCATTTGTATGGAAGTCACGGACAAATAAGTACTTATCGGCGCCTGTATAACCACGGTCAGCTCCGTCTTCGTCCTTTGGAGAATATACATCGAACTTGACGGTGATTGGCTCAGATAAGAATGATGATTTAGGGACAACGATTTTAGCGTAGCCCGTATAATTAATTAAATTATTAGGAATTTCAAGATTTAGACACCCAGTAGTAGGTTCAAATTTAGCTTGAATTTCCTCAGAAGTATCATGAGATGTCCTAAACAAGACACCGGAGATAACCTCTGTATCCCCGGCACCTGGCTCGGCAAATTTGATACTTAAGCTGCGATCTGTACCGTCATCGACGATAGTCACAGGCGTATCTAAATATCGCATTTAAGCCTCCTTGTGGATTATTGTGCTGCAGGAGTTGTCTCCTTAGCATATGGATAAGATACGGCGATACCATTTTGTCCGAAATATCCGTTCTCTTTGAATTCAGAAGCGGGTTGTCCAGCGTATGTGAATTCACGGTTTGCTTGCACGATGACAAGTTTACCTTCGCCATCAACCTCAGTATGACTTGGGTCATTGACTGTGAAGATGTCTTGGGCTTTGATTTTCATGCCATCGGTAGCAGCAGGGAGTTGTTCTGCAAATTGTTTGTAGACAACACCGTATTTAACACCATCGCTCATTACAGAATTGAGAATAACTGTATGAGTCAGTTTGTTGATCTTTTCAATGGCTTCTGCGTTACTGTTGGATTTCGTATTCGCATTGTCGATCTCCTTAACAATTTCTTGTTGTGCAAATTCTGAGAAATTCGTGTAGAATTCCTGACGCTTAATTTGACGCAACAGATCATCATGGTCTTTCGATGTTTGATCACCGTTTAAGATGTAGTCCATGACAGCAAAATATGGATTATCTTGCTTGATGGATACAACTGTACCAATGACAGCCCCATCAGAACCATAACGCGGATATACGTTAGTTACTTTGAATTCACCATAAATACCCATTATTTATTTTCCTCCGTTTTGTGTGGATCCGGTTCGCCTTCTAGCTTACGCAGATCTTCCTTAAGTTGATTGTTTTCATCGAGTAGAGAATTGTACTCTTTTCTAAGTTCCTCTTTTTCCTCGATAAGTTTCTTGTGTTCTTCTTGAAGTTTATTATATTCCTCAAGATAGAATTCGGCTTGAGCTTTAACCAATGCAACATCGGTTTCTGCACGATTTAACAATGTCTGCATTTCGCCAAAAGCTCGTTTGTATAGTTGTTCTTCGTTCATTTGTTACCTCATTAAAATATTAGAACACAGGCACCGTAAACTTTTCAGGATACACTGAATTAATAGCATTAAGTTCTCTTTTCATAGCGTTTTGGAAATCTTTATTTTTAGGCTCCCAATTGATATTTCGTAAATGCGTAAATTGTTGACTTAAATGCCAAACGGCTCTGGTTAAGTATCGGATAGTTTTCCATAAATCATAAGACCCGGTCGGCATAGTATCCGTTCTAAAATAAAATCCTCTATCGATATCAAATGTATCTGTAATCCAGATTTCATCCCCGTATATTTCTATACGGTCGATACTTCGTTCGTGAGAACCTAGTTTATTGTTTTTGTCATTTCTAACAGTCCAATCTCTAGATGCACGGAAACAGCGAATACCCGAGAATCGACCACTGGACGTTGAGTTAATTCCGTCAGATGAAGAAGTTACACCGAAACCAGCGTATAAACTTCCCCCACCTTGTGATCTTGGTCCACCAACTTCATTAAAGTGAATGAATGCAGTATGGATTCCGTCAGGAGTTTGACGCCAGATCGCATTTTCTCCCGTATGGAATTGGATAGATCCACCCTTGAAGAATTTGAGACTAGATCCATCAAGGTCGAATTTAACATCGCCGTTAATAGATGCTAAAATACCACCATTAATTCTAGCAGCGTTCATCGTGCCCGTGACAATATTACTTGCATCCATGTTGATAACCTTAACTTGCCATGCGTTAAGAATACCAGTAGTAATCTTAGATGCATTCAGATCCTCAATCCAACTCTCTTTGATAAATGCTCGGCCGGTTGCAGTGACGTCACCATCTAAGACGATGCTTTTACCTTTGAGACGTAGTCCTGAGTGATCGGCATTAATAGCCGTAATAACATCTTTAGGACCAGATAGATTTAATGCCCAGGCATCGTTCTTCTGAGATATGACAGTTGATGATACCCCACCAGATGGTTTGTACCGACCAACAGTACCTCCACGTACCAACATAATTTCCTTAATACCAAATCGACCTTCTCCAGTCATTTTAATCCGGAATGAGAATCGGCCATTATATCCGTTGACATTATCGAATATATGCTGACCAACTACATCGAATGTGTCTTTGGTATAGGTTTGGTATTGATAGCCAGGTTGTGCTGTCAGTCCTTTAGTATATACTGGCGTTCCATTGTTATCGATAATTTGCAATTCGACATTCATATCTTTATTGCCTCGATAAACTCCGGTTGCGTCCATGTGGTATTTGCAATGGAAAGTATACTTATCGCCATCCTCCATTTTGTCTATAACCAGAGGTAATGACACAAATGTGGAATTGTTTGAATATGTTCCATCATAACTGCCTTTAGAAAAATAGAAGTACTCTGCGCTTCCGTAATTTCCAGGTCTGGTAGATGTCGTATATCCATCAACTCCGTTAGTGAAGTTACTTAATTTTGCGGATAAGAACGTGTCGGTATCAACAATCAAGTTGTCAGTTGATTGTGATGCATTTGTAATAACCGTACGGATCTCGTCACTGTTTTGGATTAGTTGGGAGATAGATGTGGTGATACCATTTTGAGTCGTACCAAGAGTACGTTTGTAGGTGTCTACGGTCTGTAAGACTTCTTGGAATTTCTCACTTGAGTCGAGATCTATGTCCTCATATGCCGGAGCATAGTCTGTCCATAAGTCACCATCCCACATCATCGCATCTTTAATATCGATAGCAACATTGGATCCCGCCGTTTTATTACCAACATCAATACGGAATCTAATTCGGAGACCCTCATTTAGAGCTCTCTCATTGATATTAAGCCAACCAATTTTGGTTTTGTATGTGTCAGACGTAGATACATCCCATTCTTCTTTGTTGTATTCTCGTGGTAATCCAAATGGGTTAGACCCGTTAATCCATTGAATATATCCCGTGCGGGAATAAAACTCCGGAGAAACCCGCATACTTGTTATACCAGGAGTGGTTGTACGAGCCTTGAATTGGATATTCATACGGTCACCGACTTTGTACCCACGTTCTTTTAGGGTCTTTCTGTCGATAAACCAATATCCACCAAGAACATCCCAGGCATTATTACCTTGTTGGTACTTTATAGGTCCGTTGAAATGGATTTCGGTCTTAGTCCCAGCTAGGAAATTACGACTACCGTATTTCTTAGGAATCTTTTGGTCAATAACAGAAGTCAATTCGGTCTTGATTTTACCAGCTTCCTGAGTCACACGAGTAGCAATATCAGTAGTACGAGCGTAGTCTACTAGACGATTATTAAGTTGGGTTTGGATCTTACCGTCAACAAGATTGAATTTGGTATCCGTATAAATCTCGGCTTCTCTAGCTCGTTTAGGAATCTCGTCCAACATTAATTTGGCTTCAGTAGCAGTGATACGAAGTCCAATTTCTTTCTCGGATTGAGTGATAGCCGAGGATACAGCAGATGTAATCTTACCATCGACATCTCTTGTTGCCTTATCGACAGAAGTCTGGATACCATCAATCCTTGCGGATAGGTTTGTCTCAACGGCAGTAACTTTCCCACTAACTGTATCCAAATCAGTACGAGATACCTTAGCAGAAATCGAGTCTTTGATAACCCTCAGTTCCGCAGAAGTACTCACCGCATTCCCATCAACCTTCTTCTCCAGGTTTTGTGCAGCGATTTTGATTTCGTTAGCTTTCTGGTCAATAGAGGTTGAAACCTTGCTAATCTGACCATCGACAGTGGACTTGTATTGGCTTATAGCAGTTGAAATCTTGTTTGGAACTAGATTAAGTTCTGCTTTAGCTGACTCAATAGCACCGTCAAGATGGTTTACTGTTTCTTGATCGGCTTTAGCAGCCAATCCAGTATTAAGATGTTGGATCTCGGCAGCATTTGTGGTAACTCGACCATCAGTGTCAGTAATCCTACGCTTCATCGAAGCCAAATCACCATCTACAGTAGATTTGTAGTTCTTCCACTTCTGCTCACCGTCAGCAGCACTAGGTACCCATCCGGTTGCTTTAGTACCTTCTTCAACTTTCCACTTGTATGTGTATATGTTAGCGCCATCGACGTTAGCGATTTCCTTAATTGCGAGTTGTGTAATTCTACTAGCCCTTGGATATGAGACTGTCACATACTTCTCAGTACCGCCAGGCAACTCGAATATAGCCTCTCCATCGGTTGGAACTAAATCCACACCATCCACAGTTACTTTATCAGTAGCAGTATCAAATGGCGTAACCTTGAATTTAGATCTCATACCAGTAGTATTCTTAAGAAAGAACGACCACGTATATGGGATCGAGTAATTCTTACTTTCAAACGGCATGTAGAACGTATTGGAATTCGGAGACGTTGAAATCTCATCAACTAAGAAATTCCGAGCACCAAGTAGTTGCCCGTTTTGCATACCTCCACCGCCTTGGACGACATTCCAAAGTAAACCGCCTCCGCCATTCATCTCCAACGTACCATCTAACAGGTTTGGATTTCCCGGCTTAATTCTTTCCAATTCAGCAGCCAGTTGGTCTTTGATATCACCGACTTTAACAGTAATATCACCATCTAGTTTCTTGAGCTTCTCATCAAGCTCGTTCTGAATTGGTGTGAAGTCTGGTCTCCAACGTTTCTCAGCATCGGCAATAGCAGAGTTAATATGTGTTTGGACGTCATCATTGATATCCCGCTTAGCGGACTCAATAGCATCATTTACTTTGTCAGTAACCTTCTGTCCGAAATTAGCGTCGATGACAAGAACCCAGTTCTCACCGTCAAAACGCCACATCTCAACTTCACCCTCGTTACCAACTGGTTTAAACCACAAATCGTCTTTGGACACTTTCTCACGAGGAGGTTTCTCAGGTCCATAGAAGTTTTTGTTTTTGTTGTTGGCTGATGTAAGGATTGTATGGATCAAACCGTCCTTCTCACCGTAAAGAGCATTGTTGACAATCTTGTTTGTCAAGTCTTGCCATTGGGCTTTCTGTTGATCAGCTAAACTAGCTCGACCAGTCCCACTGGAACTTGCCTCGATTTTGATGATTCGTTCCCTAAGAACATCATACACAATCTTACGGACTTTGACAGTTACGTCGCAGTCAATCTTAGGTACATAGACGTCCACCGTATCACAAAGTTGGATCTTCTCAAGAGCCTGAATGATACGACGATCCCATTCCGTGGAATCTTGTAGCGGAATCATCTCAACCTCAACGCTCAAATCAGGTTTATCAGCATCTTTGTTCTTAGATGTGAAATATGATTGAGCTTTGGCAGTAACTTGTGCTGGAGTAGGAGCTTTCTTCTTAGTTTCTTCACCTTCTTTATGGGTTGAAGAGTCGTTGAATTCAGAACTCAAATCCAAAGGCACAATTCTTTTAACAAAATAGTCGTCATAGTGAGGAGATTTGATAATATCCCCATAAATAACTTGTTCCGGCTCGTTCTCACCCTCAGGAGTGAATGTCACGTATGGTAAAATACGAGTGAATTTACCAGCCATAGACGATTTAACTTTAACATTCTTAAGATTCTTGCGAGGACGAATGGTTGTGACATGGTCTTTACCACGTTTGGAGTATAAATAAATCGTATTGTTAGTACGTTTAATTTCTCCGCCCCAAGTATCAATAAATGATCCTTCTTCTCCTGCAATAGCGTTAAGAACATTCCGAATATCCATGTTTGTGTCTTTAGTAGTCTGAATATCGGAGATAAAGTTGTACTCGATTGGATCCACAGCTACACGTTTGAGTTGTTCCCAAGCACCAGACGGTGTTGCAGATTTAATTGAGAGTGGTTTAATGACATTACCAGACAATTCATCAGTCTTAGTAACACCCTTAACCGTAATTTGGTTTGAATCAGCCTCTTTCTCAATCTCGTAAATACGAAATGCGTGAGGTTCATCATAGTCGTTTGGCTTAACCAAAATATAACGGTTTTGAGTGAGCGCTTGGGCCCACTCTCCACCGACAGGATATTTTAGTTCAAGCTCAAATTCTGCATTACGAACTTCAGTGACTTCTGCAGATATGGCGTCGTGTAAGATCCCCATACCATTAGTATCAAAGACCCGTTCGTTCTGTTCATATAAAATTGGTCTCAAACTAATACCCTCCAATTAGGGGTTAGAGTTATCGTAGCCGGAGCAGTACCCTTAGTGGCTGTAAAATATACCCGGTTTGTCCGAAGATCATTCCCAGGATATAGTTTGAAGAACTCTTTCCCGACAGTATTGTTGTTTTTGTTTGTGATCGTGGATCCTGACTTAGAATACACAATGTATCGAGTGCTATCAATGATGATTGTCTCGTTTTGCATATCCTTGATTGTCATAGCAGTGGATCCAATAGAAATTTTCAAGTTACCCGTAACTCCAGAAAATTGTACTGTTGGTCTGGAGAAATATAAATTAGGATTGTCAATAACCTCGCCAGAAGTAACAACTCGTGGTTGGTTATCAACATTATATTTAAACGGCTGACATTTAAGTTTCACTTTGAACGAAATACAACCTTGATAGAAGTATTTATTCTCGTATGTGATCTCTGTCATGATAACTTTGTAAATATGACTTTGATCGAAATATGGAATTAGATCAATCCAATTCCCAACCCCGTTATTAAATAGAAAATTAATTTTATTACGGGCTAATGAAATATCACGATCTGAGTCATTGTGACTTCGTCCGTCGTAGAAACAACTAAGCTCGAATTCGGTTGGCTCATAACCTTCATCGTCATAAGCCAACTCTCCTTCGTAGCCATTTGGTGACTCGAAAGTCACTCTTCGTTTAGGTGTTTCTATATCGGGGCGATCTTGGATAAATACATTATAATCTTCAGACTTGTATCCGTTGATCATAAAATATCCAGGCTTTAAAGGCATCACCATAATACTTCTTCACCTTTCCCTCGACGAGCTTGATCGTCAAAGTCCTTAATATGTTGTTGAATTTCTCTAGCAAGTTGTTTGCCGTCAACTGGTTTTCCACCATTGTCCACTTTAACCGTAATAGAGTATTCTTTATTAGAGTTGTCGTAGACATTTGTGTTTGTTGATTGCAATGAATTTGGAACACCAGAATATGCTGGACGTAGAACATTAGTCGCATCAACACCGATTCCCCGTAGAATGTTGTCATTTTGAAGTTTGTCAAGATTGGTCGTGTCTACCACAGGAGTGATGGTTGGCTTGTAGTCCATGTCAGCGAGCGAGTCATCCAGCAATTGTCCAACACTGTTCACAGCATCACTAACGGCAGTTGCCATTGAGTTTGCATGGTCGATAGCATTGCCACCGACTTCACTAAATGCATCACCGAATGTCTTAGACATCTTGGCGATTGATCTAGGCATTTCTTTTGCGATACCCATTGCAACCCCTTGAGGAATGTATTTACCTACATTGGCTGCGAATAATCGTGATGGAGATTTAATCTTAGCTTTTGCTTTAGCAGCACGTTCGGCTTGTGCGACAATCTCATTAGTAGCAGCGATAACAGAACCCAAGTGAGCTCTAATACCAGCAGCAACCCCTTGAGAAATCATCGAACCGACATACACACCACCAGCATGAGCCACACCAGCAGCGGATCGAACTCCGTTTGCGGCTTGCATCATACCCGTTAGGATTGTCACATTAAGCAACGCCATGGCCATACGCATAGCAGACACCATTTGAGTTCCAAGTTGGAGCATGGTTGCGTGCATCATTGCACTAGAGCTACGGATTTGGTTGGCCATTTGCATCATAGCTGTCATAATTGTCATCTGCATTGTCATAAATGCCATCTGCATCGATGCTCTCATCATGTTTAGAGACATGTTCATTTGAACATTGATTTGAGACATAGATGAAGAAATAGCTTGAGCAATTCTAGACATAGACGCGGCCATAGCTGTCGCTGCTTGGTTCATCGAGTTCTGGATAGATTGGACAACACCCATCATACCAGTCATTACTGTTGTACGTACTAATGCCATAGATGTAGCAGCACTAGTTCCCATCATAGCAAATCCTCTAGCCATACCAGCGGCTGCTTGAGACATACCGGTAGATATAACAGTAGATACGGATGCCATATTTGTACGGATGGCGTTCACAACGCTCATCATTCCCATGTTAACAGCCATAACAACGGTTGTCATAGACGTTGCGGCAGCGGCTCCCATCAAGGCAAATCCTTGTTGCAATGCAGCACGAGCTTGGTTCATACCGTTATTAACGGCATTGACTACAAGAGTCATAGCCATTGTCATAGCCGTACCTAATACAGCAAATGATTGAGTAGATCCAGCAGCACTAGCTCCAAATTGTGCAAGAGCAGTTCTTGCTTGGTTCATAGCATTACCGAATGCGGTTGTACCATTAGAAATGGATGAGAATGCTGTGCTCAAGTTGGCAACAGCAGAACCAGTTGTGCTGAACATCATTCCAAGAGATGACATCGATGCACCGACCGCAGTTATACGAGATATGAATTGAGATAATGTGTTTGCCACTTTCTCAAGACCCGCAGCAAGGACAATAATCCCAGGAACAGCTCCCATGGTTGATTGTCCAACACTAGAAAGGGCATTTGCCACGCTCTTAATATTGCTAGACATTCCGGAAGCGGACGATTTGATCTTCTCTGACGATGAGGCAAATTTCTCAAGAGCATCAGCAGCTTTAGGAGCTGACGACGCCGTAGTCTTAAGAGCGTTACCAAGACCGAGAATAAGCTTACCAACATCCCCACGACCATTCATCTTGTACATTACTGTATCAAGACGGTCTAAGTCGTTAGTGAAGTTTGGTACGATACCACCCGCACATGCTCCGGATAATCCCAGCAATGCTGCAGATATAGCACCAATAGCCCCTGCGGCTTGGAAACCGTTCGAGGCAATAGGACCCATACCTTCACCCATTCTCTCGATACCAGTACCGATATCTTTGAATGCGTGTCCAATTGCTTCGATAATTCCTTTAATAGCGTCACCAACCGATGTAACGATTTTAGAGACACCATTCATCACAGATTCGATACCTTTACCGAATCCTTCAGCAAATTTACCAGCACCTTCAAATGCTTTACCAATTCCTTCGAGAGCAGATTTAACTGCTGAACCAACCGATTCAACAATTGATGCCACGCCTTGTAAAGCAGCTTGAATACCTTCTCCTAATCCTCGAGCGGCAGATCCGATTCCTTCGAATGCTGCTTTAATAGCTCCACCAATAGATTCAACTACCGACGCTACACCTTGTAATGCAGCTTGAATACCTTGACCAATTCCGACAAATACCATATACAGTGCTTGTCCAACAGATCGAATAACATTCGCAAATCCATTGATTGCTCCAACAATACCCTGCATAACAGAGTTAACAATAGATGCAATAGATTGGAATACGGATTGGATTGTTTGTCCAATAGTTTGAACAACTGCCACAATAGCATTAGCTACGTTTGTGATTGTCTGTCCAATAGTTTGGAATATAACAACAATATCATTTGCAACAACTTGAATTGTTTGGAATAAGGTAATAAATACCGGAGCCAAAGCTTGAACAACTTGAGCAATTGATTGTACAATTGCAATAATAGCGTCTGCTAGTGACCGAATAATAACCGCTAAAGACTCGAATAAGACTTTAAGTGCGTCCATTAATGGCGTGAATATGGGCTCAATTGCTGTAGCCAATTCACTCAAAGCACCGAGAATAAAATCTTTAACCGGAGTCAAGACTTCCACAAGTTTATTAAGAATTGGTCCAACCAATTCACCAATAACAGTTAATACAATATCCGATACAATCTTCAACAGATCCGTAACAGCTTTGATGATTTGGTCTCGGTATTTCATCAAACCATCTGCAAATGATTGAATGAATTTAACAGCGATCTGAATACCGACATCGACCAAAGTACCAATGTTATCAATAAGCGCTTTACCGATTTCGACGATTAACTTAACCGCGGAAGAAACCAATTGCGGTATAGACTCTGTGAATCCTTGTAACAATCCTATGACAAGTTTAATACCGAACTGTACCATATCTGGAATCAATACAATTAATCCTTTGATAGCAGTTCGAATAATCTTAATCAAAGATGTCAGCATTGATGGAGCGCGTTCGGCCAGAGATTTAAGCAATGCATCTAATGCTTCTACTAAACCTTTTAATATAACCGGACCTGTCGCCGCCAACTCTTTCAGTGCGGTTATAATAAGACCTATACCAACACCAGCAAGCGCCAAACCAGCACCAATACCAACAGCAGCAAGGCCGAGAGCGATTAAAGCTCCAGATAACATTAGAAGACCCGCACCAACAACTTGAGCCACTGCAGCTGCGGCTAATACTATACCTAGAGAAACCGCTAAAGCTATTAATGCGGTAGCGATTTTAGACATTGGTATAGTGCTTAATATCTTCAAAGGTACGGACAATGCTATCAATGCTACAGACATTATTAATAATGATCCTGCACCAACAACACCACCGCCACCTAGAGATGACATTACGGCTGCAACCACAGTTAGAGCCCCTAATGTGGCAATTAATGCCGTCATAGCAGTTGTAAGACTTTTCCACGGAATCATGGAAAGAGTTAATAACGTATTACCAATTTGTGATAATACCGGAACTAATGCTAATAAAAGAATCGCAGCACCAATTGAGCTGGACACTGGACCAGAAAGATTTGTTATTGCTACAGTAACTGCACTTAATTGCAAGAATATCAAGCCAAGAGCTGTTAAAGCACCAGGCAATCTTTCAGGATTAATGTTAGCAATATCTTGAAGTGCCTCAACAACGTCTTTCACAGTCTTAGCGAAAGTAAGAAGTGTAAATAAAGCACTAAGATTTACTTTTGCTCCACGTAAAGAATGTGTCGCTAATACAAGAAGCCCCATTACAGAAGCTAATGCTTGTAATGAGCTCTCTAATCGAGATGGGTTCATATCAGCAATTTCAGTTAAAGCGTTAACTAGCACTTTTACACTCAAAGTGAATGAAATAAGGCTTAGCAATGCCGATAAGTTAACTTTAGCGCCTCTAAGTGCATGCATCGATAAAACTAGGAGTCCAAATATAGATGCCATTGCTTCTACTGCAGGAATTAATCTGTCAGGTTGGACATTTGCTAGTTTCTCAACGCATTTAACCAACACGAATACCATTGTTGTAAATGTTATAAGACCGGCAAGAGTTGTCAGTTTTATCTTAACACCGCGAAGTAAATGCATAACAGATACAAGCTCTAAAATAAGAACTGTAATCTGTTCCATCGCTTTCGCAGATCTGTCGGGATTAAGCTTGGTTAGTTTCTCAAGAGTCATAACCAGCAAATAGATTGTTCCAGCGAATGTGATCATTCCGAACATGTTGCTGATTTTGATTTTAACTCCATTCATCACTTTCATACTAAGAGCCAAAGCACCCATAAGACTCACAACACCAATCAATGATGTTTTGATTTGATCCATGTTGTAATCTTTGAGTTTATCCATAGCTCCGACAAGTAATCTAATAGCCAAAACGAATCCTAGCATTGAAAGGACTCCTGTTTGGACTTTCTTTCCGCCTTCAAGCAATTTCATGGCCCCGACAAGAATGAGAGTGGCCGCAGCAATACCTCTAACAGCAACGTCAAGTTGATTAGTATCTAGATCTGCCAGTTTCTTCATAGCGCCAGCTAGAATACGAATACCGATAGCGAAACCGATCATGCTTACAGCAGTTCCTGGAGGTATCTTATCGATCTTAGATAATCGTTTCATAGCAGCGGTTAGAATATAGCTAAGTGAAGCTATAGCTGAACCCGAACGTACCAAATCTTCGGTAGACATACCCGCAAGCATTTTAAGAGATAAAGCCAAAATCATCAAAGCTGAAGCAATCATTAATAATGATCCAGCTTTAACCGCTCCAGTAAACGATTGTAAAGACTCTTTTACGCCGTCCAATACTTCGGATACTTTAGAAACCATCTCTTTACCATTATTGACAAAATCCTTGAACATGTCCATGATTTCGCCGAATGGTCCACCGCCACCCTTCTTATTCTTGATGGACTTGAAGATTTTAAGGCCTGCCCATCCAGCAAACGCTGCTTTGAGCATATCGCTAAACGACATCTTTCTAATTGTGTCAGCCAATGATTTAGATGCGGAACTAACTACGGATTTAATTTTATCAAATCCCTTTTTGATTCCGGCGGCTATTTTATCGCCCCATCCGGTATCAACCGATTTATCACCAAACATATTCTTGAATGGATTTTCGAATTTCAAGTTCTTAAGAGAGCCAAAGACTTTTGAAATAATTCCGACGAATCCTTTTAACAATCCAGCAACAAATGTTATTGCCGTACCGATCGCTTTAAATACACCGGTAATCTTAATACCTTGACTTTCAAGAGATTTACCAGTCATAAGAGAAAATGACAGCGCACTAACAAAATTAGCAATTGCTCCAGTTGCTTTTTCAATCCATCCGGACAATGTCTTGAACCATCCTAAGCTATTAGAAACACTGTTTAAAGTATTAATTCCTCCGAATAGTCGAACAAAGGCAGTGACTAGTATATTGACAACTGCACTTACCGTTTTGAATACATTGGCTAATGATTTTCCAAGGGATTGCATTCCCGACATCAAATTAGTATTAAATCTAAGCGCAGAAAAGAAATTGGCTAATACGGACACAACAGAGTTTATAGCAGCTATAAATCCCATTGTTCCGGTTCCAAATTTTGTAAATCCACTAATGAATCGCCCAAACATAGACATGATTAAGGAAATTACATTACCGAATAATCGTCCAGCATTGGTAGCAAGTAAGAATAGAACCTTCGATTTGGCTAGTTTCTCAGTGAAATTTTCAATGGCTTTGGTAACATTATATAATGATTGACCAACCGTTTTAAAATCACCAAAAGCGCTTCGATATCCTTCACGGAATCTTGTTAAGGCTTTAAAGACAATTTCAAAGCTGTTCTTAATTATGTTAAAGAACGATGCTTGACCGCCTAGGTCTTTCCACGTCTTCAAAACCGCATTTCGGAAATTACCCAAACTACGATCCATATCCAGAATAGCATCATGATATGTTCCTTGAGCATCGTCGAAATAATCGCTGACAATCTTACCGACTTCCGTCCAAAGACCTTTAGCTTCTTCATATCCACCGAATAAATATTCCCATGAAGTAGCCCATCCAGAACCAATAGCTTCTTGGACAGTATCTACCAATTGACCAAATGATTTGATCTGAGTTGCCGCGTTAAGCATTTGCTCATCGACGGAGAATTCTTTCAAAGTGTTAATAAGAACTTCTGAAGTCAACCAACCGTCTTTCAAGGAATCCCGGAAAGATTTAGTCATATCACGAGCATGTCCCATCTTTTCGGCCATTTCGGTCAAACGGTCTTGGAATAACTTACCACCCATACCAGCATTTACTACGGAGTTCCAGTCCTGAAGACCTACTTTACCAGAAGCTAACGCTTGAGATAATTGGTACATCGCAGTAGATGCTTGTTGAGTATTTGATCCTGATGCAGCGGCCAAGTTAGAAATACCTTTGATCGCTACAGCGGAATCTTCCAAGCCAACACCGGCCGCAGTAAACGTACCGATGTTCTTGGTCATATCTTTGAATGAGTAAATGGTTTTGTCGGCGTATTCGTTCAAATCTTCCAAAGTCTTGGAAGTCATACGCATACGCTTAGATTGATCCGGAATTTCCCACTCGGTATTCGTCATGATCGTCTGAACAGATCCAAGTTTTTCATTATATTCATTCAGACCATCAATTGGACCTTTAAAGAATTTAGCACCAAAGCTAATAGCTTTCTGCATCATGTTTCCCATCACAATACCCATAGCAACATCCATAGCATTAAGGGACCCCTTAACAGAGTCCGCCGCTCTAGAAAATGCTCCAGTAAGTGGGTTTAGGTTAATACCAGATGCTTTAGCATTAAGTCCATCGATAGACTTAATTGAGTTTGTGAATCCCTGGTGATTATCCGCCTTTTGAAAAATACCTTTCAACCGAGATAAAATACTAGATGTTTTAGACGTTCTGTCAGCAACATCAGTATTCATCTGATCAATCGATTTCGCAGCTCCAGACATGTTGATGTTTTCTGTGCTACGACTAAAAATATTCTTTAAGCGAGATAATAAACCTTGGGATTTTGTTGTTGAATTTGATACTGCTTCTGGAATAGCGTTCATCTCTTTAGCAATGTTCTTAGACGCGTTTCCGCCATTAATCTTAGAGAATGCCGCTTTAAGTTTATCCAGAGCAGATATTGTGTCTTGAGTGTTCTTAGTAAAACCTTTATTGTCTAAGGTTACCTTGGCGACTTTCTCATCAACATATCCTGCCATTTATTGCCTCCTATTTAAGGTAATCGGTTAAAACCCTGTTTATAGCTGATTTGTATGCGGAATCAATAGCTTTATCGATGTATGGGTGTGGAGGAACATATCCTCCTGTACCCGTACCGTGTCCATAATGAATCAGAATAGCAATGTTTTTACCTTTGTTAATGTTCGTGTTAAATATCTCAAGCTCTTCCCCACGTCCTGTATGAGATATACGATAACCCCATGCTGCAGCTGTCGCTCCAGATCTAGACGGCGTAGCGGCTCGAAGCGCTTCGACGATGGCTTTACCTAATTGATCTAGAGATACTCGACGATCTTTCTTGAGATATCTTTCGAGATGATTAAAATCTCCGCTTACCGATATGTTCATTTACGAACCTTCTTACCGTATTTCTTATTATACTCTTCATCATTCTTACGAACATCATTGTTGTTTCTATGAGAAGAATACGCTGCTAACCCGGCAACAGCTGTACTGAATCCGGCAACTTTACCAGCATTATTTTGAACCGATAAGATTTTCATAGTCTTGTCATAATCTTTTTCTATCGTGTCATTAGTTAAGATTTTCTCATTTCTAAGACGTTTCGCAAGTTTCTGTTTAACTTGTTCTTCATTATAACCCAATTTTCGGTATTTGTATTCCAAATTCTGGACATGATTATCTCGTAATCGTTTGCCCCATTTCATACCTTTGACACCGAAGTGTTGGATTACATCATCAGAATGAATTATAAAATCATCCACGCATTTTTCTCCTTTCTTCAGCTTCCGCACGTCGTTTCATAATTATAGCTCGCTGCTCCGCCATAGCCTCTTCCTTTGTCATTTTCTTAGGCGGCTCTTGTAATGCAGCGACGCTATTCAACAACATAATTAGTTTGTTTAAGTTTCGATCTTCCCAGTCGAACGGAATATGGTTAAGTGCCATATGAGCATAAATTATCTCAGATGTAAATATCTTCTTACGTTGAGCAACTGGTCGAGCACTCCCTGTTGGTTTAGGGGTAGTTGTGGCCGATGGTGTATGCCCCATGTACTCAATAATCTTTTTAAAATCATTAGGCGACAATTTAGAAGTGTCTAATTCTTGATCACACATCATAATAATGAAGTCGAGAATATCATCTTCAGTAACTTCTTCTTTATTGTCAATAAAACGCTTCTCGTGTTTGGTTTCCCAACGATCTAAATTCTTAAGTGTGTATCGGAATGTGTATTCCTCTCCATCTTCGGTTATAAACTCGTTCTTTTCCTCATCCCAATATTCAACATCTTCCGTTTTTATTGTAAGATACTCTGATCCCATGATACTCACACCTCAAAAAATTTAACAAATAAAAAGGAAGGGGTGCAAAAAATACACCCACAACCCGAATTACTGTGCAGCTGGAGCTGCGGCAGAAGCGGCTGCTTCTTTAAGCCCACGAATATGAGAAGTGATACCTGTAATAAATTTATTAAGGGTAACTCCTTCATCGTCATGGAAGTCTTCAATCAAAGCTTCGTAAGCAAGTGAAGTTTTGAAGTCTTCACGAACTTGGTCATTCTTGATAAAGCGTTTTCCATCTTCCGAACGAACGCCGTATGAAGTCAAAACGATGTCGTTCAATAGATCGTACATCTTTTGGTAGTCTTCTTCGGCTTGAACTTTTTCGATGTATTTAGCCATGTCGTCTTTACCGTAGCGAGCTTGCAAAGCAATCAATTCCATACGGTTAAGATTGAAGTAAAGAGTTTCCTCTTGTTGGATACCATCGAAATCCTCATAACGAACTTGCTGTTTAATCATACTATGACATACCTCCTATAAAGTGTTAATTAAGATAATAGTTCAATAACTTTTTCTGGCAATGGAAGATATGCATCGGCATCATCTGTACCATATACAGCCTCAAGAACTTTTTGCATCTTGCTTTGTTCAACTTGAGTCGAATCAATTGTAATTACAGAAGTTGGTTTGTGGCCAGGAACTGTAACTGGAGTTGAAGAAATTGACCAAGATGGGTTTTGTGGTTCTGGGCTGTCGTTAACAGTGGCGTGTGAACGTTCTGATGGAGCAGCTTTACATCCATACCACAAGTGAAGTTTGTAACCATAGTCATTACCTTGAACGTCGTTACCAACGATAGATTTGAATGCAAATCCAAATGGTGTGCGGTTTTGTTGGTGAGCAACAGCACCTTTAACGATAGCTTTCATACCGTCACATTCGTCGAATTCAACTGGAGAGTTGAACGCTTCGATAGTACCTTCAAAGTTTTCAGCACCAGTAAGTGACAAGTATTTGATGTTGTCTGCATATTGGTCGTTTGCTTCAGCTCCTGAAGGAGATTCGTTAGCAGCAGTGATACCGTTCCAAGCAACACCTTTAGGATATTGACCTGATGCGTTTTGTACAAACAATACGGCTTCGGAAACACCAGTTTCATAAATACGTTTTCCGAGTTCGTCGAATTTAAGTTTAGCCATTAGCTAATCCTCCCGTGTTAATTTTTAAAATAGTGTGATGCATATTATCAACAATAAATTCATTCTCATACACACAGTATTGGTTTTCCAAAAGTTGAGGTAAGATTGGAGTCTCGACACGTTTGTCGATTATAGTGATTTGATATACTTCATGTGAATGATAACGAACATTGTCGGCATGCCGTTGTCTAATACCCGTTCTCTTATAAAGAATGCACGGATACGTCAAAGTGGTGTTTGATGTAGGATTATAGAAGAGTTTATAATCCTCATTAGACTTCCGAATCGCTTCGGTTAGAATCTGTCGGATAAGCATTCTTTTGCTCATTGTAAACTCCTCCTAAATCCAAGATCACTCTAGGTGGTTTAATAGTGAAGTTTTCAACTTTCCATTTAACCCCTTGATATTCCAAATACTGAAGATTTGAAATATGTTTCATAAAGAATTGATCAGCTACTAATGAAATCTGGTTGGTAATTCGTATGTTATCAATTGTCGATTTGTCGCCATTTTGATCTCGATGGTATTGACTCGTAACAACATCGCCGCGTACTTTCTTAACAACCACTTGAGTTTCGAACACATCCGGCTCGACCTCTACATCAGTAATCCGAAAACCCGCGTTACCAGAATATTTCATTATCCGCCTACTCGAGGTGATTCAGTTCCAGTCGAAGCGGCAGGAGCGGCTGTACCATTTTCTGGAGTGAAGTACACAGCAGATTTAGCGCGCACAAGAGCTCCTGAAAGACGAGCTTCAATAAGGTATTTTTGTTTGTTGTAGTCGATATCGAAGTGTTCGAATGTGTTAACTTCGCCACCTTTGTTAGTACCGATTTGGTAGTCAGCAAGGTTAACCATGATCATTTCATCTTCTTTCAAGAAGTTAGTTTCAACGATATCAGCTACGCCGAACAATGAAGCAAGATATTCTTTAGTTGCTGGTTGTTGTCCACCGAATACCCATTGTTCGTTCTTGTTGCGCAAGAAGCGAAGTTTAGTAAGGAAGAGTGGGTTAACATAAAGAGTTGGTGTACCAGAACCGAGCATCTTAGTCTTGAATTCCGCAACAGTTTGGAACAAGTCAAGAAGCATCTTAGGATTGTATTTAGCTTTGATTGTGTAGAAGTCTTCGTCTTTAGAGATAGGACGGATCTTGTCTTCTTTAATCTTCGCAGCATCACCAGTAGCACGACCATCTGATACGAGGATTGCTTGCGCAATTTCATCGTTCAACTTGATGCGCATTTCTTGGTTGAAGAATGCAGCAACGTTCAATTGTTGGCCGATATCGATAGCATCGTCACGGTCGATTGATTGTTTTTTATAGATCGTAGTTGGATCAGTTTTACGAGAAAGGAATGAAATGATTTGTTCTTTCTTTTCTGTACCCTTGATGTAACCTTTCGCACGAAGTTGTTCGTCAGTAAGGTCAGACAAGTCTGTCATGATTGATTTAACAAATGCTGTTGGAACTTTTGTTACTTTAGACAAGATATGTTCTGTAGCAGTGTTAGGTGAGTAGATTACTTGAACACCATTTTGCAATTGGTGATCTGGGAACAACTTGTCGATGTTGTTCATTGAGTGTTTAAGAGTGTCGCCATTCTCGAAGTCTACAAGAACGTTACTAAGCTTAAGACCACGGTCTTTGGCTGTTTGCATAGCTTCTGTTAATGAGTGACGAATTTCTTCGTTGTTATTAGCAGATGTTTGTTCGAATGCGTTATAGTGCATCAAAGTTCCTCCCTTGTCGGATTGTTCGATTTCTTCAGATTCTTCATCGTCAGCTTCTGCTGCGAGTTCATCAAGAATTTCATTTACTCGAGCGTCAACAGCGTTTTCAAATTCTTCGTCGATTGCTGCTTCATGCGCTTCAAGAGCTGCATTAGCGGCTGCTTCAGTCAAGATAGATACTGCTTCTTGTTGATCTTCGTTAAGAGTTCCCAATACTTCATCAAGAACTGCAGATTCAGTACCTTCTTCAGCGTGTTGGATACGGTCGAATACACTAACTCGTGTTTCGTCGCCAAGCAACACATTGCTAGCTGAATGAATAAGTTCGTTACTTTCCATTACGATACTTTCCCCTTCGTCTGGATTATCAGAGTGCTGTAGCACTTCTGTAATTACGGCTCCAGGATTAGCTCCTGCGAGCACAAGCGATACTTCATAGATGTTACCATGAATAACGTCATTTTGCGGAGTACGTTTAATACGATTCGCTCCGATTGACATACACATGATATCACCATGTTGTACGAGTTCTTTGGCGTTGACAGCTTTTTGGGTATTATTAAAATACCCTTCACCATAAACGCCTTCATCCGCATGATGCAATAGCACATGTCCGATGATGTTTTCAGGTGTGCTCGGGTCGTGTGACCAAACCAGAGGAACCTTCTTACCATCGTTCTCTGCAAATGCTCCATGACGAATGGTGACACCGTCTGTACAACGCATGTCATTACGGGTTACATAACCCGCGAAATCATACTTAGGATGTTTTCCCATGAATACGATTTACCTCCGTCAATTATTTACCGCCATTTTGAAGTTGTCTTAGGTACTCGAGATAGCCGTCTTCATCCAGTTCATCTGGATTCTCTTCGTAACCTTCATCTCCAGGGGACGCGACCGACCCAGGTACAGAAACATCTTGATTGTTATCAGCAATGTTAGGATTATACAATTGATCAGCCATAGGATCTGTAATGGGTCCATAACCGATAACAGCACGGAATTCGTTCGAGGTAAGAATTCTGTTCCGTAGCAATGAGTCGCCAATTGTTGCGAGTTGACTTGTTGGTACAAGTTTGAATGGATCATTATACGTAACAATACGATGTCCTTGTGTATAACCCGTCTTCGTGATGAATTTACGTTGGAATTCTTCTTGAATACGAGTCACAATAGGATCAATTGTACGGGTATAATAATTCTGCATTTGCTCAGCGTTAGCTGTCCCATCAAATACCGCTTTGGTTAATCCTATCTGCGATAAAAGCTCATCAGTCAGATACTTAATTTCGTCCATCAGATTAGAATTAACCGGGCGATTGAGTTGGGTGATCTTTTCATCGGCAGCAACATAAGCAATACCCATAGGAGATTCTTTAAGTTGAACCTCGATGTCCTTAATACGATCATTAGCTTCTTTTCGCTTAATGTCGTTTCGGACAGGGACTGGTAATTGCAGAATCATGTTCCATTTGTTAGCAACGGCTTCTCTATCCTGAGCATCTAATAAAGATAACTTTTGTAAGAGACGAGACATTGTTGGATTTTCAGGCCCAATAATGTTTGCCAAAGGGTTCTCAATAATTGCACACATTTTCTTTGGTACAATGATCTCTGAGAAATCTCCTTTTGCTTCGTTATAAATTTTAACACGAATTTTGGTTGGATACCACTCTAAAATCTTTCCGACACGCATCGATGTAATATCGTAGGCATCGGATGTCATTGGATCTATTGTTGCTTCTAATGGGACGGCTGCAACAACTCCATCGTCAAACAATGAGTAAACCAAATCGTGGAAGAAATCGGTTGACGATTGGTCAATATTCATTTCTACGTCGAACAGACGCTGCAATGACGATTTCTTTTGTACAGTCTGGTTCTCTCCATCGTTCTCCAATTTAACGTGTTGAAATTTGACCATAGCTGCGTCCATAGCGATCCTATTAAAGATCATAGACGCAATTGATGAACGACTATATGATCGTCCGGCTATGGAGGTATTTGGGCTTAAAGCCCGAGGCTCGTTGGACAGTTGAAATACATCATCTGTCTCAACTAAATTGGAAGTAGTTTTCGTTTTGGAAAACATAGACCAAGCATGCGTAAGTCCATCTGTAAAAATACTCATATTGGCCTTTCTATGATACAAATAAGTCTAAATTACGTTTGTAAGCAACCCATGCGTCGATTAATGCGGCTACATTATCGATCTTTTCATCAGCTCTTCGCTTAGATAATTTGTAGTTACCGTTATTATCTTGAATAGCAACAGCATTACCCATAGCAAATTTCATAAGCTCTTCATCAAAGATCAATTGTCGTTCCATAGCCAAGTTCTTAAGCTCACCCATTGGAACAGACTCTGTTCTAGAACCTTGAATAATCTTTTCGACGCCATACTCACCATTTTCACGAACCCATCTTTCAACGAACTCTCTGGCATTATATGGGTCGAAACCAAACGCATAAACCGAATACTTGTGCTCATAAATGAAGTTCGACAAATCGTCATACACTTTCATCATGTTCAGAATTGTATCTGGCATGACGACGAGCGCACCCTCGTTTATAAACTCATCGTACTTATTACGCATAGCTGACGTTAGTTTCTTAAGTTTACTTTCACAAACATATGAACGTGTTTTAACACCAAATCGACCACGACCAATCGGGAATAAGAATGTAAACGCACAGAAGTCATCACCTTGAGAAAGGTCACCACCGAGTGCGCATTCAAGTCCATCAAAGTTTTGTGGTCTATGAGGAATCGTTTCTTCGTAAACGAAGAAGTATGTATAACCTTCAACAGGAATACCGAAACGTTTTGCTAGAATATCCGCTCTATCAGAGGGTTGGTGTTCGGCTTGTTCAACCTCACGTCGATATGTTTCGTAAGAAACTGTAGCTCCAAGATTGGGATTTGCTTTCATCCACATCTCGGGAAAAGCTACTTCACGTACGTCGTCCAAACGGTAATACCAAATAGATACATGAGGATTAAAGAATCGTCCTTCCAGAATATCTGTAAGTTCCATCTTAATTGTGTCCCCAACACCATCCCGGGCAGTACCTTCAGACGAAGTTGCTATAATCATGTAATTATCATTCTTAGAAGCACCCTGTTCTATTGCTCCAATAACGTTTTCGCGAACATCACCAGATAACCATTCATCTACCGAGGCGTATTTACAACGAAGACCTTGAAGTTTGTCAATAGACATTGGGCGAATTTCTAATAGACTATTTGTAGCGAAGTTTTCAACACCCTTTTTAGTTGATGCCAACAATTGTTTCTGGGTAAGATTACCCGTCATCTTGGATCCTTGAACCATGTATTGCACAAGAGGGCCTTTGGCTCTACTTAATGCGGTACGGAATGGTCCCATGATCTCTTCTGCTTGTTTCATTGTTGGAGCACAAACTACTTGGTGCGTTGTGGTTGTGTCTATAAGCAACATGTATGCTTGCATAAATGTTGAGTATAGAGATTTAGCGGCACCACGTCCTACAATCAAGAATTGTTTGTTCGTAAGTCGCTTGAATTTTGATTTTATCTCCCATTTACCAAGTTTGGGATTGTATACCCTTTCCTCTGAGAGATAAAACCATGCGAGGGCACATTCAGCCCATAATTTAAATGATGGTAGAAGAGTTACGTCACTACCATCTGTGAGGGTCATTTCATTCTCGCAAAACCTAACGAAGCCCTCGATGGCTTTATTATCATAGTAATAATCCGGTGACTCAATTAAGAAATCAATACGGTTCATTTCCAGTGACACCATCCGATTTACCGGAATCTCACCTCTAAGAACTTGCTCCTTAAACTTCATGTACTCTTCCGGATATGCTTTGTTAGATAGTACCAAAATAAATTACCCCATTACTTTAACAAGTGCACGGGCGGCTTTGGTTGTTGCTTTAGTATACTCGGGCAAATGATCTTTCACTTTATCCTGAATAACTTTATAACCGGTTTTAGCTTGATCACGAATAATATCGTTACCAATAGATTTAACAACTTCGGTTAATGGATTAGATTTATTATTACCTTTGTTGTTATTGTTGTTACCGCCGTTCATTATATTTCTAGAACGATAAACCTGTTCCGCGAAATTATTTTCAGCTTTAAGTCTTTGAGTGGCTTTTTGTAGATCTGTAGTTGTCATAGTATGTCTTGACAGATACTTACGATCCCAGGCTTTTTGAGCTTTCTTAGCTTCTCGTTTCAATCGTCGAGTGCTAGGTTTACGACTTCTACGAAACCCCCACTTCATACCTTTGATTCCGAAGTGCTGAATAATGTCATCAGATGTATCCGTTCCAATAATAACGTCACTCTGCATCATTGTACTCTCCCTTCTGAATAATAATTCGGTGAGCAGTATTATTGATGCTTGTAGTTAGTGTTGTTAGGACACTACCAGCAGGCGGATCGAATACCACTCGTATGGAAAGGAATATGTACTGCTTGACGAGTCTTAATAGATGTTTGTCAGATTCTTTTAACAATTGACCCCATTCGGTATCTTTTGTTATGTCACAATCTGGGTGTACTTTGGTAAGTTGTGATAACGTACCAACAATACCATCGATTTCCAACAATAGTCGAGAATCGAACCCGGAATCTTCTTCTGAAGCAAAATCTAAAGTACTCTTAACATCGTCTAAAATTTTTGACATTAGTACCTCACCATAGTTTTGTGTCACCAGGCTTTCTTTCCACATATACACTTTGGGATCTATCTCCATAATGGATTATGTTGTGTGTCTTAATAGAAGTTGTAATCAACCGATTGGGATTTAACAATACGTCTTCGTCCCAATTTAGTATGTCCTCTTCTTCCAACGGGAAAATGTGGTGAACTAAGATCGGCCCTTCGATATCCATACCAGGAACACCCAAATCGTAACCGAGATCTCGAGCAATGACTTGATCACGAAGATCCATCCATAGTCTTGACCGGTAAAATTTATTCGAGATTGTTCTTGGAGAGATGTATCCCTTCTTGTATAGAGAAAGATAGTTTAGTCGATCACCATATGACGAGTACTTAATTAATTCATCGTAAGATAAATCTAATAGAAGCTCTCTATTCGACATTGAACTCCTCCGACGGCATATAACCACGAATGGCGTTAATAACTTCTTGACTGTCGCCTTTACCTTTGACTTCGCTGTCAATCAAAGCGACTTTAGAGTCATTAAGTTTGTTCTTGGCTCTAAGACCTTCTAGTTGGAGTTCGTTTTCTACTGTACCATAACGCAATAGAGCGTTCAAAGTACTTGGAGCTATGGTACCATCGTCTAATTGGCGCTCGGCCAAGTCGAATGCTTTCTTTGTAAGTTTTAGCATTCGTCCTTCTGGTGTTAATGCTTGACGAATATCGTCCGTTTCATTTCTTCTCCGGGGCATTTGTAGATACCTCCGAATTGCTAGCACTTTCCTGAAGTCTGCGTAACGTTTGGACAGCGTTCTCGATATAGTCTTCCGCTTGAGCGGTAGTTAATTGAGTACGTGTTTCATTAGCGAAATGAAGTAGCTTGTCTAGAGCTGCTTGTTTCTTACTGTCGTTAGCAATGTCCAAGCGGTCGAGTGATGATACGATGATCATTGCTCGTTCGGCCAGCGTAATAACCTTTTTGTTGTGCGTGATAGCTCCGAGGTATTTAACCCCTTCAACAACCAATGGTGCTACCATGACAACTAACGTAATTAAATTAAGTACGTTTTCTAACATTACGTTTTACCTCTTCCCTTGATTTTTCTTCTTCCACATAATCATTCACTACCCGACTAACATACGAGTTTCCGCCTTTTTGGACGTACTGGTCATACAATGTCAGAACTTCGTTGTTCGACAATCGTCCGGAATGGATGCCGGTGATGATTTGTAACCTCAAGAAGTCTCGCTCTTGGGTCTTTCTCATCTCTTCCATGCTGATAGTTAACGCCTCAATGGAATTTTTGATACCTTCGATCTCTTGGTTTTGCTTTTCTTCAAGTTTGTTCCATAATTTCTTGAACACACGAGTTGAAAAACCAACAATTGAAGCTCCTATACCGACATAAAGTCCGATCTGAGAAAGAACTTCAGGAGATAGTAGCCACTTTAGCAGACCAACGAAGTGGTCGTGTACTTCTGTGTGCATAGTTCTAGTCTCCTTTGATTTAGTTACCCTATACTTTGACCCCAGAATTAGGGTCAAAAACCACTCCGGGGAAATTTTGGAGAGGTGCGGCGATGCAGAGGGGTGGGGAGATCCCACGACCCTCCCCCTATGGGGTGTCGCATTTTGTGACTCGTTTTTATTTCATTTAAAAAGTTGTCACGGTCGACGTTGATGTCGGTAAACGAATGGGCGTTGCTGTATCTTCTTTGATGAATGTCCAAACGTCTTCGATTGGTCCTTCATCTACGATGTAGTTCATAGCAGTAGCTTGGATCTGTGCTACTTCTACTTCATCCAAAGCTTTAGATGTGTCGCCCATTACAAACGCTAAGAGTTCTGGTGTGTTGTAACCATTCTCTTTGTCCCATTGCCACCAAGCATCATAGTCTTTGTATGGATTGTATGGGTTGTCATACGTAGTAAGCATGGCATTGATACTTACTGCTTTGTTGTACTCTTCATTCGTTACTGTGTCAGCATAGAGTGATGAGTTGTCAACAGTGTCTTGTTGTGTAGTCATGGACTAGCTCCTCCTTTCTATGATAGGTCTTGCACAGTAGACACACTGATGCCTAGAGCAGACGCTACTTCAGCATAGGTGTGACCACTCTTAAGCATAGCTCTAGCTCTGCTAGCTGTACCAAGACTGACAGCCTTCTCTTTACGAGGTGTAGCCAGTTGCTTAACACGATCACTATCAGCAAAGCGTAGTACATCAGTAAGCATCTTAGTACTTACAGCACCAGACTGAATAGCTTGCCACTCATCATTGTCTATGTTGATACGAGTACCAGCTCCATCAGCACCAGTCTTTATACGGGCTGCTGCAATAGCCTGTTGTTTGAGCTTCTTAAGTTGTTCTTTACCCATCTCAGGAGTACGTTTGTCAGCAATAGCTTTGTTAGCTATGAGCTGAGCTTGACGTTCTTTAGGAGAGTTCATAAGGGCAGTATTAAGCTTGTGTTGTAGAGACTCAACTTGATCCTTATACTTAACTCTTGCCTCTTTGCTGAGCTTAAGATTAGGAGATGTCTCTACAATTTTATTAGCTTTATCCCTCATTTTACCAAGGGCATTTACATAATCACCATACATGTTTTCAATAGGAGTTCCAGAACCTAGTTTCTTAGCATCATCAACTAGTTCAATTACACTATCTGTAGAAACTGTTTTAGTTTTCTTAACAGTAGGTTTCAATCTAGGATTTGCAGCTAGTTCTTCTGCAGTACGTGGTTTTTCCCAGGTCTCTGTTTCTCTATGATCTGTTTTTGATCTAGAAATAAGAGTTGAGGCTCCCATTTTTGTAGTACCAGTAATAACATCGTAATGCATCTGATATCTTTTTTGTAATTCTGGAATACCGTTTTCTCTTTCAGATCTTTTATAATCTAAATTATGTTTTTCCGCATCAATAACAACCATTGAATGTTTTACGGCTCTGGCAATTTCACTATTTGATGCACCTTTCAAAGTCATATCAGTAATAAGATTTGAAACTTCGCCCATCGTTTTCTGTTTAATTGTCCAGTCACCTTTTGAATTACGATTTAAAATGTTTTTATCCGGAGAATAATAATCGTTCGTATCAAAGTTCTTTAATTCTTTTAATGAACGACTTGTTTTAATTCCGTTTTTATTATTAGGAATAACCATAACGGAGTCACCATCGAAATCCGCACCAGATAATTTAGATGCAACAGACGAATCAATTCCGACTGCATCTTTTGCGCCCTTCATGAATTTAGCTGCAGTGTTTCCTAATTTATTATTAACAGTTAATTCTGGTAATTCGAAAATACCACCATGAGGATATCGAACAAGAACTACTTTCTCACCGTTTTTAAAATTAGGAGCATAGATTTCGTTAGCTTTAATTCCAGATAAAGGTAATAATACTTGACCTTTCATTCTATCGAACCCAGTCAATTTAAGATTATGCCGTTTGGTTGTGAGACCATCAGCAAAATCCTGCATCATTACACGTTTAACTACAGGATTTGTTAGATTGGAAATCTCATCGAACTCTTTCTGTAGCTTTTTATATGTTTCATCAATACGACCTTTAACCAAAGCTGGTGGTTGTTTAGAAACAAATTGAGAAGATAATGTTTTAGACCAGCTAGCCCAGTCGCCTTCTTCATTTACTTTGTTGATAGCTCCTTTTTGTCCACCAACTTTAATTGTTGCGCCGAATGGATTATCCGGATCATCTTTTAATTTCTTCAAGACATCTTCTTTTGCAGTACCTTTATGTTTATTGGTATTGAAAATAATGTCAACGCCTTTTGGAAAATCTTTTGGATCTCCATAAACAGCCATACCTTTAAGATAATGAGTACCATTTACACCAATACGAACTTGAGCATAACGGGATTTACCAAGATCAAGATCTTTTACTCCTGGACGTAATTCCATTACACCATCTTTATCCGTACCACCTTGTTCAGCATATCGAATTCCTACACGTTTCCAATCAACATGTTCAATTGGACGTAATCCTAATACACTTTTTCCATCATCAGTCTCAGAAATAAATGGTGGTTTGATTTCATGTTTGTGTTGACGAACAATATCGGGATTTGATTCCTTGGTTAAGACTTTCATTTCAACCCAGTGATCATCATTTGTAGCATTCTTAACATATACTGTATGTTTGTGATATCCTTCAGATTCTAATTGTTGTACAGCACGTTTAAGAGTATTCTCATTTACTCCTAATTGTTGAGCAGCACCAAGACCGACGTCAAGATATGGATTCTTTTCAATCAATCCCTTAATATCAGTCTTAATTTCTTCCATTCGATTCACATTATGACGAACTTTAGCATCCAAATTCATACGAACAGTAGATTCTGGAATACCAGTTTCACGAGAAATCTCAATAGAAGTCATACCTTTTGCAGATAATTCTTGGATACGACTAATGTTGTATTTACGAATTTCATGCTTAGCAATATTATTACGAGAACGGAATTCGGTCGTTGTGATACCAAGCTTCATAGAAATTTGAGTATCAGTTAATCCGCTCTTACGGTATTTAGCAACGACATCTGACCAGGAAGTCGCACGTTGATATGAATTATCTCCTGAACCCCAAGCATATCGTCCACTATGCGGAATCGATCCTTGGTGAGGAGTTCCTCTATGTTCTAGAAAATCATTATATGCATCTTCAAGATTCATTATTTACCTCGGTTTGCTTTCAAGTATTCCACTGAATTCTTTAATTGTGTGATATACATCATATACATCTTCCGCTTCAGGAATATATGTTCGAATATCATCACCTTGATAAATACGAAGTTCGAAATCAGTTTTCTCAGGTTTAACTCCATACTCAAGACAGAAATAAGCAGCATAAACTAATAGCTGTTCCATCTTTGGTTTGGATACTCCAGTCTTCAAATCATGAATTCTAAGAAATCCTCGTGGATTATCTTTCTTTGGCGGATCATATCGGATAGCATCTGCTGTACCGAATGCATATGGACTGTAAAATAATAGTACTTCACTATCCATACGATATCCAATTGCGTCATTTACGAAATTAGCAACAGCTGGGTGAGTATTACCTGGGAGTAATTTAATTCTATGTTGAATCGCATGACTCGCAAATTCGTGTAATTCTGTTCCTCGTTGTTTAGCTTTTTCGTTTTCGAAACGCTCAACCAATTTCTCTGGACTGTAATTTAACCAGTGACACTGACTAGCACTTAAAAATGAGTGCTTACCCTCGTATTCGATGTGTCTGTTCCATTTCATGCAGAACATCCTCCTTATTCTCCGGATAAATCACTCTCGCCCATCCTCCGTTTTTATTATACTGCTCAAGATAATACTCTTGATTTGGTCTAAACGGACTCTTGGCACTCTTCTTGCATTCTAAATGATAGGAATATGGCCCGACATCCACGGACAGGTCAGGAATTCCTTGAATATAGTTTGGATCATTCTTCTTGACAATCGCATTAGGAAATAACTGCTTGATGTCTTTAATCAATCCTTTTTGAAAATCTCGCTCCAATTTGGACATTCGTGGGTCACCCAATTCCTTTCGTTAAATTTCTTTTTGCTAGAAATAGATCTAGCGATAGCATCATCAATTGAGGCTGGGGATTTCAAGTAAATGTAGAAAATATCTTTAAAGGAGGTATTCACTCGATTAATTCGTCCTTCGGATTGTTCCATAATTCGATAGGAATAATTTAACGAATAGAATAAAATCGTGTCAGTAGTTATACAATTCCATCCCTCAGCCCCGGCCGTGTACTGAACCAAATATACCCAACTATCGGTATCGGGTATTGGCTCATGCTTCTGACCGTTCCATTGATAAAATGCCCTATTTAATTCTTGACAAATCTCTTTGAGAATATCAAGTTCATAGGTGTAATTATAAAAAACTATGATTCGATCCCGAGTCATAATTTGTCGCTTCGCATTTGCTCGCCTACGATCGCTAGTGTTTACTATACGACGTAATACTTGAGTAAACTCGGAAGCATTTTGTATTGGTTCTTCCGTAAATGGATTGAACCTGGTTTTCTTTACTTGCTCGTATAATTCTTTATCATACTGAGCTGTAATAAATTGACGATGGACTTTTGTTGTCCTGAAATCTTCCATTGGTACTGCAAGATATCGTCGGTATCTTTCAAGCTTATCCGTTTTATGATATCGCTTGATTTGAGGGAACTTGGAATATGGATTGTACTCGACATGTTGTTCAACAAAATCGGTTTTGTTTCGATAGAAATTATTGGCTATGAAAATACACATCCAATCCATCCAAACATCACCAGGCGTCGCGGTGAGCATTATCCATTTATTCTTTCTGGCAATTGATATAAATGCCATTCCCCAGGTTCCGTATCCGATCGCTCTTTGTTCATCAAAAATAAAGAACGCATCTTTTACGTCGGAATACTTATTGATATTGTTCCATGAATCGACAACACCATCTATTCCTAAGGCTTCAAAATCTCTATGCCATTCACGATCGTTTCGTTTCTTGGCAACTGTAATAATATACAGAGGCTTATCAATATGGTTCTCCATATAATAAAATAGGCCGGTCAAGGATTTACCCGAACCGACCTTACCGCACAAAACAGATCCGTTATGCATACTATCAACTGCCCTACGCTGATAGTCGTATAACTCAATAGTCATTAAAATCCATACTTACGTTCAAGTGGATTTGCTGCGACGCGAATATAAGCACTCTTCAAGTCAAGACGAGCATATGTGCCATCTTCACTTGGCTCGCGGCGACGGATAACCATATCACACAAGGCAATTTCCATTTCATCAATAAGACCAAGTTGATCTTCGTTGAAATATGTACGTTGACTTGGATCGATAGGAGCGTCAATTGGAGTTTCACCGTCATCATAAATGATAGCTACTGATGGAACTGAGAATTGAGTATATACACGAACCTTGAAATAGCATTGTGGTTCGTACATATCAGGATTCTCGGCCATCTTCTTTTCCATTTCCGCATCTTTAGCTTTGGGTTCCCATACTTTTACGTTAACACCATACTGCTGAAGAATATCCGCGTCTTCTGGGTTGACAACAACGTTGAAATATCGATCACCTTCACGATTGTATTTCTCTTGTCGTCCTGCGAAGTTCGGTTTAAACATAAACTGAACGTCTTCCAAAATGATTTGTGAATTTGAAGCTTGCAATAATTTAGTCATAGTAATGTCCTTTCTAAAATGACGTGCGTGACTCAAAAACAATGAGAGGAGTGAAAAATTCGAGTTTTTCCACGTCCCTCTCTATTATGTGCCATGTAATTTCTGCGGGGTCTAAAATGACCCTGTGCGAAAATTGAATTTAAGCGACCTCAGAATTTTCGTCATTGAGACCAAGTGGCTCAATATAATCCTTCGGCATGTCGTCAACAATTTGATTGATATCGCCGACCTTAATAATTTTCTTAAGACCAGCAATTGCAACCTTATCGTAGTAGTCAAAGTCAATATCTTCGTAGTTGAATTCTGAAGTTTGTTTGAATTTAAATCCTTTTGTTCCGGTGACAGATTTGAAATTCTCATTATCTTCAGTCCACATACATTCTTTACCAGTTAGTGAAGCATAAATGGATCCAACTTTTCCTACGAACTCGTCTCCGAGATAGATATGACCTTTGGATTGTTTGGTGATGAAGAAATCTTTATCAACCAATTTTTCTTTTGTCCATACCCGCTTGAGTAGATATGGATTTGCGAACTCTGCTCCAGTTGGTGACCAACTACCATCTTCGAGTTGAGCAATATAAACAGCGTTATTAATTAACGCCATACGTTTATATGTATGTTCATGGTCGAATTTGTAATTGTATTCTGGTCGCTTACTAAAGTCTTCGATGAGTTTAACAACTTTATCGTCACCATTTGGAACTTTAACAGAGTCGGTCTTAATATGACAGACTTGGTAACCGTTTTCTTCCAAATAGAATTTTAGATCAACCATGAATAAAGCTCCACGCTTAGCGACAATGTTATCAATATTATCCGGGTGCTTGAATTTATTATCAAACGAAGCGGAAGTCATACCATATACTGCGTTGATTGCGATCTTCAATGCTTCGACCAATGGTTTACGATATTCCGGATTATCCAAGAACGGAGCGAGCTTACCGTCAAACATAAGTTTAACTTCAGCAATCTTGTCATGTTTTAATAACACGCGCACTTTAAGTAATTCAGCATAACGTTGAGTATATGGGCCGAAGTAATTCATATTGATCAAACTATTTGGGTGCATTGATTCAACGTCATCTAATACAACATCTATATATACACCAGGTTCGGCATATACATATCCACCTTCTCCAGTTTCAATACCACGATACGTGGACTTACCGAATTTGTATTCGTATCCTGGGAATGTCTTACGTAAGTCTGTATAAATAAACTTATCTTGTGGACGTGGATCTTGACCAAAGATAAATAATGCAGTAAGCTGATTGTTTGTTGCATTCATAGATCCACCAGATAGAGTAGCTAAGATCTCACGAGCAATATAGTCAGCAAATGTAGCATCAAATACTTTCTCAGTAGCCATAACGTCGTTAACACAGTATTCGACAACAGTCTCAACTAAATCGTCTGGTACTGGTTGATCCCAAGGGATTTCCATTTCAACGTGGTTGATTCCCAAATCAACTTCCCAACGTTTCAACGATTGTTTCTTCTTAGTGTACTCATAAATATCAGCATAGCTCAATTCATAAGCTGCCGCATACATACCAGTCTTCGCATTTTTCTCGTTGATAATTCTTTGGGACTGTCGGAATAACTCCATGTTAGTCCCTCCAAGTAAACGAGCGTAGAGAATATGGTTATCGTATCGACGGTTGTTGAAACCGACTAATGGGAACGAACATAAATATTCAATTTGATCTGGTGTAGGATTTACCCAACGAACGAATTCGTCTTCACCATACTTTTTCCATACGACGACAAATAGATTCGGATAAACCTCAATATCGAAGAATACGATTTCTTCTTTAGCAACGATTTGTGTGCCTGTTGTCAACTCAGTCTCTGTCTTCCCATCATCGTCTCGAATTGAAGACCATGGGATCTTCATAAATACGTCCAAGCAATGATCTTTTTGATTAGAAGATTGTAACGCTCGAAGAAATACTGAGTGCTTAAGATCCGACAAATCGTATTTCAATCCCATATCATATGCTTTATGCATCTCATGAGATATCCAATCGATTGTCGGTTTCGTATTTGCATGACTCGGTTTCTCTCCTGGAATAAGCCCCAGCTGTTTCTTAACAAATTTACGAAGAGTCTTCTCGGTATAGGTAATATCTTTTACGGTGTCATACATCACTATCTCCTTTTTCTCTTTTATCGGCAGCCCCGACGAAATATGAGATACTTCAATATCGTTTGATGCATTATCAATCCGTCGTAAAGACGCCTTTCCCTTGTAAACTTTAATTTCGACATGGTCTTCAACGACATTGTCTAATAAATTAACATCACCGTCATATAAATAATGTAGGTGAATACCTTTGCCGGATTTAGATACTTCAGCATAAGTCGGGGGATACTTCGACGCAGCATCTTTATTTAATTCCAGACTTTTCTCTCCGTTCTCGTCCTTGATATCAAAGTCGAGAATAATATGTTGTAGTGGAACTTTGACCCAGTGTAGTTTACTTGTATCAATTTCTTTTAACGTTGTGGTAACATCATCCCATTTCTGAGATGGATTACCATTACTCAAAGCTTCCTGCGCGGGATAATGAGCAGCCAATTTGTTAAATACTTCATTATGGTATTTAAAGTCTAACCAATCACTAACTTTATTCTCAGGAACATCATCTGACACAACACCTTCGGGAAATGCTATCGACCATCTGAAACCTTTAAAGAAATTCTTAATACGTACGCCATCGACAACTGTGTCTTTGACCATCGTATCGAAATATCTAAGGGCTTCACGTTTGATTGTGGCTTTATAACCATCGGTTTTCCAACCCATGTCTTCGAGGTAATTCTTATAAAGCTCTGAAATTTGTTTAAGACTAATTCCATCTTTCATTTGCATTGCTTCACTACGAATGAAATCGAAGATATGGTCTGTTTGTTCTGCCATGTCGACATCAAAATAATCATCAAAATAATCGAATCCTAATTGTTCAAATCGACTAATTGCAAGATTAGCAATATAAGGCAACTCGTATTTGATTTGGTTCATCAACGAAATATAGTCTTTGTGAGAAACTTTATTGCCACTTGGATTTACTACAACAGCTCGTCGAGTAATACCCGAATCAACATTTCGAACTTTATATCGTTGGTTTGATGCAGTGATGAGTAAACCACTAAATGTAACATCGTATTGTTCTTTGTACTTTTGGTTGACCGAAATAGTTTCGTGACTCGTCAGTTTCAATAACGGGGTGTCGTTATAAATATGACTGATGTCAGTATCCTCGTCGATCAACAATGGAACTTCTTTAATTTGTCCTGTTGCGAATGGGTCATTACTCGTCAACAATTTCAAATCAATAGTTCCACAATATTCCTCAAACAACCATCTGAATATCTTGAGTACAGTTCCTTTACCGCTACCTTTTGATCCGTACAAATACATGAACTTCTCAACCTTGTACATGTTGTTGGTAAATAATGCACCCATGAACCAAAGGATTTTGTCAAGTTCTGTTGGCGTGTATAGCGTACCGATCAATTTCATGAAAGCTTCGGGCTCACCATCGGTTGGTGAATATGATAACTGAGTAGTTGCATAATCTCTTCGCTGCATTTTATGATCAGCGAATAATACCTTCTGGTTGAATGGGGTATCAGTTTGTTCGGTGGCTTTACAATAGTCAATAAATAATCGGAACTTGCCACCAGAAGCTTTCCGAATTTCTTTCACTTCAATCCGAACCCCAGGGCCCTCCTCTTGAAGCTCCTTCGCTTTATTCCACAACTGACTATCAATATCGTAGAATAAATTTCGTTGTAATGTGTCCCATCTATGTCCATTCCAATAAGCATAGAACTTACCACCCTTTACAACTAAATCCTTGGCATCCCCAAAGATAAAGTCGGGCGACACCTCATAATCACATGATCTGTTATTAGAATAGAACTTTTTGACAGTGACGTCCAAAAAATCCATTTATACCTCCTGTCGCTATTATGTCACCTGCTATCCCAAATTTGGCCCCCAAATACCCATTGTTTTATATATAAGTTGAATTTTAACTGAGTCAACAACAATGTACCCTACACCCTATTTTTTGGGATTTTGAGGTATTTTCGGCCATTTTACCCCCATTTTTATCGATAACGTTCTAGACCTACTTCCAAAATACTATAATAAAAATGGTGGGATAGGTAAAACCCCCAAAAAATCTTGGGGGAATTTTCTACCACAAAATACGGAATTCAAGCCCATATTCGCTCGTTTTCTCGTCCAAATCGTACCAAAAGTCCCTCTCAAATACCAAATCATACTCGAATCCAAGGACTTCTGCACGGAAATAATCCCCTTTTTCGTACGTATCTTTCAGCTTTTCAGGCCCTTTATACATGAATTTGAACCCCTGGATCTGCCCAATATCGTCTTTGACATAGGCAATACCAACCCAATTATGGTCTTTAAAAACCTTAAAATCAATGCTCTTTCCCATCTCGTTCCTCCAATTCTTTCCGTCCAGGAAATTGAAAAACGGGGAATTTAATCAACTCCCCGGTCTTCGAATTATATGCCCACGTACGATCATGACTAGTCCACCAGTCATTTTCCTCAACTTCATTCAAAGTTTTAAGCTTACCCTTCATCTTCCTCACCATTCACCGGATCAAATCCGTGTTCCTTACGAATATCGTTCAAGGTTTTCTTTTTCTCTTTAGGTTTACAAGGTTCCTCAGTAAGTGTAATATCACCTAAACTACGAGCAATAACCCCATCACCAAATGAGAAAATACCATCATCTTCAGTGAAAGTTACAGAGGATCCATTTTGACCCTCGAGCTTCACTTCCTCTTCCCAACCTTCACGCTCGTGGAAAATAGATTCGTCTTCCTTATCCACAATTTTATCGAATGGACCTTCAGTCTTTTCGAAATATGTAGTGAAAGATCCATCACCATTAGCCACAATACGAACGACCTCGCCTTTCTCAATACGAGATAACATCATATCAAGCATGACACGGTCGTTTTCCTTTTTAGCTTCTTCCTTGCTAAGCTGTTGTAGATATGACGCAATTGTATCAATACCATCTGGAAATTCATACACGGCCTTATGACCATAATTCACCTTAACAGATTTAGGCAAGTTACTAGGGCGCAGCGCATTTGAGATTTCGAACAGTTTATCCTGATCAACTTCAAGATTTAAATCTAACTTTTCAGGACCGAATAAATGAATTCCGTCGAATTTAGGTTTATCTTCGATTTTGCCTGATGGAATATCCCGAGAATAAATATCAGCGGATTTGATCTTATCATCAACACTTTTTAGAATAGTGTCTTCCAATTCTTTACAAACCGGCACACCTTCTTTTTTAATCGCAGTGATGCGTTCTTTAACCCAATTTCGCTCATGTTTACGCTTCAACCAGCATGCGGCCATAGCAGCGTAGTTAGACAGGTCTTCTAAGGTGTCTACGAGGCTCTCAGAGGCGATCTGAGCGTCTTTAGAAGGATCATTGAGTGAAACTAAGCGCTCGAATTTGTCGTTCATACGAACGATGCCAGCCACCAATCCGAACGTGTCCAAACTCTTCTCAAATGAGTTACCATAGTCGTGATTTTTGCGTACAAATACGTTCCATTGGTGATCGTATTGATTTTTCATTGTGTTTGGTGTTAATTTGTCTGTCATTTTACTCATCTCTATATGTTCCTCCATTTACATTTATAACTAGGTCTTCGTGATCGGTACGTTTGATAATGAACAACACCATCCTTTAGAACAACCTGCCATTCTCGGTTCCTTTCTATAATTATTTTACCCCTTTAGAATCCAATACATCATTCACAAAATTACGGTTTACTTCACCCAACTCTAATAGTTGATCCAAATATTTACGTCCATAAGAACGTTGGCTTTCTGTGATTTTACCCTTAGATACATTCATAGCAGCTAAGCGGCTGTAATCGAAGATATCAGTATTTGGTTCGAGGATTTGTTTGCAGTAAATAGCTGGGAAGATGATTTTATTACCGTCCACAATATTCAATTGTGCGATTACTGAGATATCCCAACCGAAATAGTAGTCCTTAGTAGCAACTTTCTTACCTGCCATACGACGAATATCAGCAACACTGATTGTGCCACCGTATTTAAGGAGGTCTAGGAATGTTTGGAGGGTTAATTCAAGCTGATCTTCAACCGTAGACCCATAAGAACCCGGGTTAATTGAGTTGATGAATTCTGCTTGGTCTTTGAAATGACCTTTTTCAATAGTTGGAATACGTGTAATATCAAGTTTCATTGTTTGCAATCCTTTCTGCGCAACGATTTAAAATTAGATCCTCCATAAGAATTAGTTCTTTAGGAGTGTAGATTATCTCGGATTTAGTCTTTGAATAAATACCGAAATGTGAGTTGTAGTCAATATCACTTACGTCTGGCCAATTGTATTGACCGTATAAGCGAGAATGGAATAGTTCGTCAGTAATTTGACTGTGTGGAGGGATTTTGTATCCCGTCACGAATGGAATATTGTATCCATGCTGAGGTACAAAACAATTATCCACATTAGAATGCTGCAAACGGATTGAGAGGAAATAACCCTTACTCAATCCATCAGCCATGTAGTTATCGAATTTCAATTGGTCATTACGAATGTCCCTTAGAAATCTAACCAAGCCTGCAGCTTCTGAGAAAATGAGCATACGCAAATCGCGATTACGCTCAGATAGTAGTAGGTATGGAAATGGGATCTGGAATACGCTGCCTGGGAAATAACCGATCAACACATTACAATACCCAGGGATATAGATATTGACACCTGGATTATTCCGAATTCGGTGCAAAATCCCACCCCGGGCAATTTTTGATAAATCGATTTCAACGTCGAATGGCTTGAAATACGAACAGGTATTCAGCATCTCTGCCAAATACTCTGATCTGTATTCACGCGCAGCAGCATAATCAGGCTCCTTCCCGAATGGAAATAAGATACCTGGATTAGTGATCATAGCAGCCTCCCTTGCGGAACCGCTCGATATCGATGAATAATCCTTGGTTGTCTGGATGGTCCACGCCATATAATTGGTCACCGAATGTTACGAGAGCTCCTTTAGAACCATCATAACCTCTGTCGACAGGGATCATAGGATAGATATCGCAGTTAGCATTTGTCCAAGCCACAAGAGTAGCTGGGTTATGAGCTAACCCGTCAATAACAGTACCTGGATTACCATTGGCACGCATAATACAAATAAGTGGTACAGCAATTGTGTCACATTTAACCGTGAAGAAGCGTAGGTTCTGAGATAGAGTTGTCTTCTCCATAATATATCCGGAGTCGTTAATGAGGAAACGGTATCCAGGAATATCAACAGCTCGTTCATTACCAACAGTATAATTGGTTACCCCGTATTTGTTCGAGTCGAATATAGTCTTAGACGGATCAACTTTGAAATCAGATGGGATAACATCAGCCCAGTATTTACCACGGACATTCCATTGATTTAGGATAAGTTGGTTCTTCCAGATGAAATTAATACAATCTTTACGTAGGTCTTTAGACCAATTATATCCCTTGCGGACGTACCACATAGAGAATTGGAGACGAACGCGAGCAAATGCCCGCGCTATCCCACTAGCCATTGCCTGTAAGATATCATTCATTATCTTCGTCCTCCTCTTTGTAAGGAATTGTGAATTCAGGATCGAGACGTTCTTCCATGATTTCGTAAATACATACGTTCATTTCGTTATACAACGCTTCACATTCGTTGTATTGGTCTAGATCAATATGGAATAGTCCATAAGTGTCATCAGCATTTGGACGATGTGCACGGTCATGCTCGATAAATGAGATGAGAGTATCATGGATAACTGGGTCAATATCAGATTCGAAGTCAAGACCAATAGTCTCAATCAACCAACCAGCGACTTGCTCAGTAGATACACGATATAGTGCGTCTGCTATAATCTTAGAATACTCCAGAAGAGCTTCAGCAACAGACGCCCAGTCACTATTAGACGTTCCGAAACCGAAATGTTCGGTACGGCGCTGAACAATATCCTCACGACGCCCCCAATCACCAACCTTAGACTTAAGAGGGTTGAATTCCCATGAGAACAAGGCAATAAGATCACGACGTAATTGTTCGTCTTGGATATCATAACGGTCGAGGACGAGTGCCTTGTAATAATCAAACGCTTCGATAGAATGTTTTTCATAAATGATGCGATCATGCTCCATATTGGCTCCTTTCAATGAGCGGATTTGACTACCCATGTCCTCAACACTTTCGATAATATCGCGGACAGGACGTTCTTTTTCACGGTAGTTATATAGACGAGTCTTACCTGTTGGTAATTTCTGTACGTAATCATATAGGATACCATCTTTGCTCATTTCCTGAATACATTCTTCAGTGAGTGGATCATAGGTAACTCCGAAATTACGTTCGTATGGTGTCAAATCACGACGAATAAATCCGTCTTCTGTCTTGAACCAATCAAACTCATCATCAACTGGCAGTCCTTCGAGCTCACGAATATGGCGTTCATTCTCAATTTCACGCGCTTGACGCTCTGCCATCTCTTCCTCGATCTTTTTAGCTTCGGCTTCCGCGACTAACTCTTCGTAAGATAAGCCTTCTGCCTCCAAAGCTTCTTCTTCCTTCCACCATTTATAGATGCGGTAGGCACCATAAGAGATGCCCGCCACACCAGCCAAACTCAAAATAACTTTAACCGATGCTTTCATTATATGATTCCTCCTATATTATGCTAATTCTTTGCGGCCTGGGATAATATCGCGCAAGTTTGTAGTAGAATACAAGTTGCGAGGTGTTTGCCAGCGTACATAGATCTGTGGCTCATGCTCTTGCTTGTCTTCGTTCCATACTTCATGAGTATCCCATTCGAGATAGAATCCATCAGTATCCGTCCAACCAAATGGGAGAGCTGCTTTAGGCACTTCAAATCCGAGTGTATCTAATACTTCAGCAAATGTCAACATTCCGCCACCAGATTGTGTGTTGATCTTTTGAGTTAACATGTTGTCCACTTCCTTAACCCAAGCTTCGTTGTAGTCTGGATCATCGGATGCGTAGTGGCGAGAGTATTTGAACCAACGTCCATAGAAATCACCTTCCTTAGGAACAATAGATTCTACTTCAACTTCTTTTCCGTCGATTTCAACTTTCTTAGTCTCAACCGGTGCGTCGATTTTCTTGAATGTTTCTTCGTCCAATACTTCTTTAGCACGTAGACGGTAGCGAGCATGTTCTTCTGTAACCATTGTGAGGGCCGCAGATACGGCTTTAAGACGGTTTGTTTGGATCGCAAATCCCAATCCAATAGCGGCAGTAGATGCTACAGCAATAGCAACTGGCACGGCAACATCTTTTGCTACGTCCTTAACAACGTCCATACGAGTGTATTCTTCACCAGCTTCGTCTTTAGCTTCGTATTTCGCTTTAGTTGCTTCGAGCTTTTTACCTGATTGGATACCTTTATATACGGCTACGCCATATCCAACAAGTCCAGTAGTCACTAATGCAACTGGTGCGTACTTCTTAGCCAAGATTTTAGATACAGTGTATGAGTGTTTTGCAGCAGATTTAATAGCTTTCATGTTTGGTAATTTCATTTTAGTTTCTCCTTTGTGTCTTACTTAGCATCACGGTTATATGTGATGTTATCTTGAATCCATTCTTTTGTTTCTTTTTCAATTAAGAAACTGAAGCCTGAGCTATTCCCACTTGAGAAATGGCTTTGGGCTTTGCATGTTGCGTTGTTACGAATATGGTCTGTGTGAGTAAATGTGAGATCCCAATCTGGTCCGTAGAAATTCACGGTTACACTTGTGACATCATCGAATAACAATGGTCGCTGTTCACCCTTGGGATAGATTCGAAGTTTCATATAGTTCCTCCATGGTTTTATCGATAGCTCGTTCAACGGCTAAGTCTTTAATTGAGAATTTGAATGCTGGGACATCGAAATATGGCATGATTAGAAATCCCTGAGAACGTCTGAATATGTATGTGACATTCTGGTAATCAACCATATATACTTGTCCGTCTTTCGACGTGGTGATATCGTCGATGTCTCTTAGAGTATCAACATACGCACCGTCCAGCATCACAATAGCATTTAATTTAGTTTCGTTTGTATGTTTCATAGACCTGCTCCAATACTAAATAACAGATACTGAATTGGTATAAGAAGAATATGAATGCTGTGATCCAGAACCACAACATAATTCCTAATGCCCAAAACCAGTATAGCAGATATAACAACCCAACAGTCGTTATAATAGTTGGCAGCGTGAGAAGTAAGGCCTTAATCACTTTTGTCATTTGTCTCTCCCGATCCACAATATAGCCAAAATAAACCACCCAACCGGTGGCGTACACAATAAAAACAAAGTTCCTAGACAACTACGCATCTTTGACCTCCTCAGCTGTACCATGCAAGATATCCACCCAGAATCTTTTACCTGATTTAGAATCGTGATACATATCTCCATCCACCTCTAAAGAAAACCTCTTTCAATTTTTCAAACGGTGGTAACTCTTTTGGCCATTCCTTTGTCATACTCGGTCCTCTTTCTTTTTAAATTTACACACAATGCAGTATTTAGTTCCTGCATCAACAGTACGAATATCGACATTCGATTTGATCCAGATATAATCCTGGTCACGAATATCGAAATGATCTTCTGGTAATTCCAGAAGTATCTTAAAATCACGTAGGGTCATCTCCTCAACGGTATCCATGTGAGCGACAATACGCTTCACCTTACCTAAGTTTGAAGTAGTGATCCCTTGTGACATTATTCTATTCCAATGATCGACCATTCAATTTTCTAATCCTTCCTATCTCTAGGGCTTCCAGATATATGTGTATTGCTGTAAGGAGAAATCCAAATAACAATAAAGCCCCAAATAAAATTTGTGCTATGATATATGGACTAGCTACGCATATACATCCATACATTACTATCGCAAAGAATGTAAATAGAATTAAGTATACCAATATACACATGATTTGGTTATAATATCTTTCAATCATCTTACACCTCCACCGGAATTGGGAATTGGATCTTAAATCCTCCTCCACGGGCAGCCACAATACGCGCCCCGTCTAGTCCATTAGAACCTCCAAGAGTCGTCCAGCCATATGCCTGATCTGTAAATGCAGCTGGTTGGTCAGATAACTCGTAGAAGTCACCGACAGTAACCACCCCATATTGGTCAAGGTTCGCCAGAAGAATATTGAATACTTCCTGAGCATCTTGACGAGTCTCGAAGACAATATCATTGACTACATTAGAAGCCCTGTTATTACGCTTAGCGAAGTTCTTAGTGTAGTCATTTCGTCCATTAGAACGATATGTATCCATGCGGGTTACGTTTGTCGGACGTCCCCAGAATGATCCAGAATTACCTCGCCGGTGAATATAGTCATCGCCAAAGATAGCGCGCTGGACAGCCGTGATCATTACATCAGCAACTGTATTTTGTACAGATGGCACAATAACCTCTTGTACTAAATGCGTAGCAGCACCACGGAATCCTTCTTCACCAAATAGAATATGACTGAACCATTTCCCAACACCGGGCTTCTCGATTCGTCCTTTAGCTACCGCCGTAATATGCTTTTCTTCCAATTCACCCTCAGCAATTTGGGTTGTTTTTAGTTTTACTTTATCGTAAGATGTTTTGGTCATCTAAATCCTCTCACTTTCTATCGTTGCAATCCACTGTGCGTCGTCGGGATTCATACGTTTCTCTATTCCAGACAAAGCGTAATAACGCTCTCCACGATATGACATCACATCTCTATATACATTTAGTTCTGTAGCCAAATCAGCTAGTGCAATATCTCGAGGCCCGTCTAGCAATAAGAAAAATGTATACCGATTTCTACCATGGTTGTGTACTTTAACAACATCATAGTCATCTAAAATTACTGCCATAAGTTATTCTTTACTAGTTTTTCCGGCTGTATACCCCCATAAGTACATAGCAATCGTCTGTAAGGCTCCTGTCAAACACACAGCAACTCGAGGCTCGGTGTTAAAGAAATAAACAAACGTAGTATATAGTGCAGCGCTAAATAACGCTCCGATAAAGCACATGCATACAGCGCCAATAAATGTTTTCACTAGTAGTTCTCCTTTCTAAATTCAAAAAAAGAATACGAGATGTAATATCCCGTATTCTCTTAAACGATGCTTTTAGAACGCAACGTCATCAGTTCCGTTTTCTTCAGAATCTTCGTCTTTAGGTTTTGTCAAAGCGTGTACGACTACACCAGCGACAGTTACCAATCCGCCAACCACTAAAGTATTGACTACAACTGGTCGCCATTTAGCAATACCGCGAGTACATTTCTTTTTGAAATTGTCTTTAGGTTGCTCTACGTCGACTGATTGAATATCAGTTTCTTTAGCGGTTTCAGTTGTTCCATCTACTTCGTTGTTCACAACTTCCTCCTTAAGTTCTTCGATTTTGTTTGAAACAGTTTCTTTTGACATGTTTATGTCCTCCTTTTTCTTTCGTTTCATTATAACCCGTGTAATTTCTGCGGTTTATTGCAGATCTTTCAAATATTCAAATTGCTCGGTCACCAAATCAGGATTAGCCATGATTGTAGATATGTCGTTTACAACCAACGGACCGTGTTTGGTGCAGAATTTCTCTGAAATTTCTTCCAGATCAGCCATAGCTTTTTCTGAAAATCCGAGTTGATGATATAGTCCCATCAAATATGTGATCACTGCTTTCTGGATTGGGTCAAGATTTGCATTATCATAATCATACGCCATTGATTTATATAGGGCAAGAATCATAAATGAATCAGTATCTTTTATTAATTCTGGATCTTTTAACCAGCTTCTCATTATTTAGTTTCCTTTCGTGAAATAGCGATACCAGCAGTAGCGAGGAATACACCGGTAGTAATTAGGGCAAGTTCAAGGCTAGAGCCAGTATTTGGAAGGGTGTGTGACTCAACACGTTTAGCAGCTTCAATAACCTTAGGCGGGATATTGTTCACAACAGGTTTAGGTTCTTCAATTTTACGAATTGGTACGTATTGATTTGGCGCTGGTGTTTTAGGCTTATCTTCAGGTGTAGTAGGTGGTGTGTTAGGTTTTTCTGGTTCTGCCGGGATTGGATATTCTGGTTTTTCCAAAATAGGAGAAGGTGGCATCAAAGGAATATCTTCAATTGGCAAGTAAGGTTTATCCAGTACCGGACTCTCATTAGGAACTGTACCAATAGGCTCTGTGTATTCGGGTTTCTCGCGTACCTCAGGAATACCTGGAATACCGCCTTGGAATTCAGGGATTTCTACTTTAGGAGACTCCTTAGGAATCTCAAATGTAGGTTCTGGTTTATTTTCACCATCGGCTTTACCCTTACCACTTACGAATTGATAAGGTACATCACGATATTGTGAATTGAAGTTGTCTGCACCAAGAACAACGCTATTCAAATAACGCTCAGCTTGCTTGATGACTTTTGTACGATAACTAATATACAACTGGTCTGAGATTTTGTCGGCAGACCAAGTGAAACCATTAGTATGGAATACAGGAGCGATCTTAGTTGCTTCCGATTCTTTTTCTTTCCAAGGGGTATTCGATTCAACGGCTACCATTTTGAATGAATCCTTAACGTATTCTTGGTTTTCGTCCCAAGTGTCAGAAACTTTGACGTTCACAAGGTCTTTCTTGGCATAGTTAACGCGCATAGCCCATACGATTTCGCCTGGATGTTCAGCGTCCTCTCCTCCCCATTTCATAAGAGTTTCGTCCTTACCGATAACACCAGCTTTACCAGTAGTAGTTTCAACCTTACGACCATTGAAATCAAGGGCAACTTGTTGGTTCTCCTTAACCTTTTCGACATTCCATTGAGTTTGAATATCGAGTGAGAACGTTTTGTTTAATGGGTGTGATTCGAAATAGTCGTTGAATACAGTTGTGACTTCATTATTGTCTTTGTTCGCAGTAGCTGTACCGACTTCTGTTCCTTCGTTATTATTAACAGGGAATGTGTAGTTATTTACCAGCTTAAGTTCCTCAGGCAATCCAACAGTAATGCTGTCACCTTTGTTAATGGTAATTTCGTCTGGGATTTGGATATCATTTACCTTGACATCAACATCTGCGTAAATAGTATCGTTAGATGTTGTTACTTCAACCGAAGGGTTTTGCACTGTGATATTAGTATCTTGTTTGGTGACAACTGTATCAGCTTCGTTAGCTAATACAGTTGGTGCTGTCAAAAGGGCAAGTGCGATTGTTCCTGTAAATACGATTGATTTTTTCATTTCTCTATTCTCCTATGTTCTTAGTATTCTGCATCTGCATCATCACGTACGAGGTGTAAAACTACATTACTACCCTCGATCTCAACCTCCAACTCACGGTCGCATGCCATGAATTGTGTAGCGATATCATTCATATCGCCATCCGACAAAATAAAGTTTACATGCTGTTTCACAACGAGCACAACCTCCTATAATAAATACTCTTCATCAACCGCTGAGCGTATCCACGACAGCGTATCGAATCCTTCCTCCACACGACCATATATTGTATCAAGAATGTCAAGGAAATATGTAACCTTTTGTTTGTCAATATCATGTCCTTTATATCGTTTGAAGGGCTCAAAATATATAGTCTCGCCGATAACACTTTCCATCTCGTCGTAATAGAATCCCTCGGCTAAAGATACTATCATTTCATCAACGAGACTTCTAACAACATTCCAAAGCATCAAGTCAATATCCAATTGCTTGAGATTCTTAGGTAACATTAAGAGTCCGAATATGTATTTACGATAGTCAGACTCAAATTTCAACGTTTGCCAATTTGTAATAAGACGATCGATATACCAATCGTCTACATAAAACATCTCTTTTAACGGTAAGTTGACTATGCTATCTCGAATATACGCAAAGAATTCGTCCTTAGTTAATATGGGGATAGACTTTGCGATATAACTCGGTTCAAGACTCTTCGTCATAATTGCTTAATACCTCTTCGAAATACTTTTCGAATTCTTCCCTAAGTTCTTTTGTATTCTTATATGCCCTCCGACCATCTTGGGTTTCCTCTAGTCGATCAAGAACATCATTTGTTAGAGCATAAATAAGCTCGTATTGTTCTTTCTCAGCATCGGCATACCCAAATACAGATTTGTAATATGACGTGTCGAGCATACTAATAAGAATATTATCCACAATCCGTTTGGCAATACGCAAATAATATAGATCCATGTCTAAGACGTGCATCTCTTTAGGAATCGTCATAATGAATTGAAAATAATGCTTGTAGTCTTCCTGGGCAGGACTGATACCAGTCTCTGGGTCAACTGCAAGCCATGCCTCAATACCTTTGTCAATATATGACGAGGGCACCAGAAGCATCTCATCTAACGGCATAGCTCGTACCATTGATACAACTGTATCTTTGAATTCACTAGACCGTTTCACAATAGGTGATACCATTATTTAACCTCCTTTCCAAAATATTCCTTCAGTGTCTTGAACGGTGAGTCGTTATGCAGCGCCGTCAAGTAAATAGTGAAGTGCCAAATATTGTTTGTCCCATTCATCCAAAGATCTGTGATTCCAATAATAAGAACCTCTTCTGCGAGATTCGTATCGTCCATAATAAGCTCTGGACGCATTGGGTAACACTTATCCATCATAAATTTATACGAGTCGTATGACTGGCGAATAAGATTGTAGTTATCACTCGTGATTTCGATTTCGTCTCCACGTTGAGACAATTTAAACATTGGTTGTTTTCTATCCATACTCTAACCTCCAGGGTATAACACTTTTCTGTTGATGTTGTTTATAACATCTCGTTGATAGTCAATTTGTATTTGTTGTAGTTCAACAGTGCGTTCTAATGTGTGTACCTTATCTTCTATAGTTGTTACCAAAAAGAATAATAGGATAAACAATATGAATAACAACACTGTTAAAACTTTAACCCACGCATCATCTTTAAACATCTTTTACCTCGAAAAAAGAAAGGGAATTGTTTAATCCCCTTATTAACGTTTACGGAAAATAGCTCCCGCAGTCATGTTCCATAACTTGCTGGTGATAATCCCAGTTTGCTCATAGCTGAGTACCGCAATACCAGCGACTCCGGCAGTGATAGTATTGAAAATATCAATCGGCTTCACCTTATGTTTGATTTCTTCATTTTTCAAAGCAATTAGGCGTGCCAATCGAGTTTCCAAAACTTTCGCTGCTTCTTCGTCTTCTGCTAAAGCCAGTTCAACTTTGACCTTTTCGATTTCTCCAGTAAGGCTATCGAACGCGATAGCGTAAGCTAAATTGTCAATATCGTTAAAATTTTTAGACATAATAATTTACCTTCCTTTCACTATGAGCCTTGTTTTTTCTGCGATCCCTCAATCTTATCATAAAATGTTCTAACCAAATACTTCTCGAAACTATAGAAATCATCGATCTTAGATTGGTCAACATCGAATAAGACTTTGACGCCGTAATGGTTGATGAAGCATTTATAAATCATTCTATAATTTCGTTTGATAAATCCTCCGTCAAAACCAAATAGATTTTCGTTTTGAAGAAGCCATTCTACGTCGTATATTGGATCTTTAACTTCGGTGTCTAAATATAGAATCATTCCTCGTTTTGTTGTAAACCAATCTACTTGGAAGATAATATAATTGTCGTTACCTTGCCAAGTGGAAACATAGAATTTTACACCTTTAACAAGAATATATTCTGCTACTTGGTCTGGATCATCTTCTTCAAATAGTGCGTCATAGAACGGAATATGATTCTTCTTAATTTTCATAAGAAGGTTACCATCAACGTCTTCGGCAATATCATTAAGTAATATAGATACTACTTTATCACCCGTGTCTATAATATATCGCACAATACCAAACTCGTCTAATTCACTCATTACTTTTCCTCCAACAGTTTCTCAAAGGAATCGAATTGTCCTTCTTTGATCACATCATTCAATTCTTTATTTGAACGATTTAGGGCACGTCGTCCAATATAATAGGCCGCTAATCCGCCAGCAGCAAATAAGATACCTTGAATTGCTTCGTCCATTTGACCGTATTCCTTACCGTCGCTCAACCCTTTCTCATAAATAGCGTTAAGCTCTGCATCGCCAAAATCAACTTTTTCCAATTTGTTTACTTTACTAAATAGTCCCATTTCACAATTCTCCGTAATAATATCCTTCTATCTGAATATAGTAGCCCCTGTCTTGGAATAATCCAAAGCTACTGATAGATGTATCTTCAACCCTTTTATTGCCCAACAATTTCATATCAACGAAATTGTATAATGGTATCATTCCAACACTTGCACCATACATAGCTTCTTTTATAATATCTCGACTGGCTTTAGAGATACCAGCTTCCATAGTGAATTCTGGTATCTCATCAATTAAGTGAAGCTTTAACTTCATATATGGGGAATCCAATAAAATGGATATTACTTCCCCACGTCTAGTCGTATAAATAAGCCTATAGATTTTCTTTGTTTTCGCCATTTCCAAATTGCTCCTCAAATGCCTTCATTACAAATTCGTCCATAGTACGGTCAGAATACATATCATCACAAATATCTTTGTATTGACGCTCTGCACGTTTGACGAGTTTACGTTGTAGTAAGATAGATGCTCCGGTTGCCAAGGCAAAATAGATTGTAGCTTTGCGCATACCTTTAGAAGCTTCAACGGTGTTTTGATGGTCTTTAATAGCCTTACCATATGTGCTTTGCACATAATTATCGAAGTCTTTTCCTAACTCCACAACCTTTTGTTTACCATCAGTAATATCGGTAACAACACTAACAGATTTAACATCTTCGTTAAACAAATCTTCAAATAACATACTATAATCCTTCAATAAATAAAAAAAACGTAAAGCTATTTGATAGCTCCAAACCACGCATAACAAACTCGTACCTATGCAATTATTATGAAAAAATATTAAAAAGGTAGGA